GGCGGCGTCCGGCACGGGCACCTGCGGCACCTGAAGTCCGGCAAGGTTGTCCGGGATGCTATACATCCTGTTAGCGCGGCCGAAGTCAAGAATGCCAAGCATGATGTGGCGGTCGAACAGCATCAGGCCATGCGCGAGACACATGCCAAGCGGTCTGGCGTCAAGCCCAAGGAGGGCGCCAAGAGGCCAACCGGAGCCAAGCCACCTGCCAAGAAGGAAACGGCCAAGAAAGCCCCTGCCAAGCAGAAGGGCGGCGGTGGCGGAGCACGGAATGCTGCTGGGCTTGCTAGGGGCGCTGGCGTTGGCGCTCGTGGTGCCGGAGGGCTAGCCAGGGGTATTGGCGGGGTTGCCCGGCTTGGGATGGCGGCACACGGCAGGAAAGCGGCAGCGGCCAAGAAGCCAAAGAAGGCCAAGGCGAAAAAGGCTCCGGCCAAGAAGAAGACTGGCCTGACTGCTGCGCAGAAAGCTGCGCTAGCCAAGTCCAAGGCTGCTGCTCGCAACAAGGCACGGGCAGCGGCTGCTGCGAAGAGGGCAGCTGCGGCAAGGGCACGTCAGCAGGCAGCGGCGGCCCGCCGGGCAGCGGCGGCTGCGGCGGCGGCTTCCCGGCGTGGCGCGGCAATGGCGGCTCGTACGAGGGCACCTATGGGCAAGGCACCGTCTAGGACCGCCACTGGTAGGGGCGCCAAGGTAACCCCGTCGGCGGCCGTGATGGCGAATCTGGCGAGGTACGCAGCAAAACCGTAGGGCAAAGGAGGAGACAAATGGACAAGACTCAGGGATGGATCCTGGTTGTTGAAGTGGGCATTATTGCTCTCATTTTCATCATAGCGCTCTTCAGGGGCACTCGCCCGCTGTAATCCTGCGCTTATTATGACCAGATAGGTGGCGGCATGGATGGGATTGCTCCGAGAGACAGGCTGGTAACGCTGCCTGAAGGGGTGCCTGAGCTCACCCTTGGCTGGGAGGCAATCCACTGGGCTACAAAGTACCTTCGACAGCCGGACGGCCCGGATGCTGGGCTGCGATGGGAGTTCATCGAATCACAGGTGCGGTTCCTGTTGTGGTGGTATTCCATTGACCCCTCGGGCCGGTGGCTTTTCTATCATGGAGTGCGTAGGTGGCCGAAAGGTGCTGGCAAAAGTCCATTCGCGGCCGTACTGGCCATGACGGAACTGCTAGCGCCTGTACGGCTCGCGCGGTTCGATGCGCAGTCGCCTGGTGGATGTGTGGGCAAGCCGGTATCGATGCCGCTAGTCCAAATTGGAGCCAGTTCTCACGATCAGGCCAATATCAACACGATGCGAATGGTCCGGGCGCTGCTGCCAAAGAACTCTAGGTTGTTCCGCGACTATGATATTGATGCCGGCAAGACCATATTCTACATTCCGGGTGGCGGACAGCTTATGGTCATCACCTCCTCGCCAACAACCGAGGAGGGTGCGCTAGTTACGTTCGCGATCCTGGACCAGACTGAATCATTCACGCCGTCGAATGGCGGCGTAGACCTTGCTGAAGTGATGGACCGTAACGTCGCTAAGCAGGGCAACAGGATTATCGAGACATCGAACTCCTGGGAGCCGGGCAAGGAGACGGTTGCTGAGAATACGTTCGATGCCTGGGTTGCGCAGGAGGAGGGACGCCTCAAGGGAAAAGGTAAGATCCTGTATGATGCCAGGATGGCGCCTCCCGATGTTGACTGGGATGATATCACATCGATACGCAAGGCTGTTGAGTTCGCGTACGGGGATGCCTACTGGGCTGACATCGATGACATAGTCGAGAACCGCATTCTGTCGCCGCGTACCAAGCTTGACGTGTCGAAGCGGTACTATTTCAACTGGCCTGAGTCGGCCGAGGATGCCTGGACGACACAGCAGAAGTGGGCCATGATGGCAGATCCCGAGTTCCGCATAGAAGATGACGATGATATCGTCATGTTCTTTGATGGCTCGCGGGTGGAAGATGCTACTGCGCTTGTTGGCTGTCATGTCGAGACGGGATTCATCTTCACCTTGGGAATCTGGGAGCCGCGCGGCTCGCGGCGAATCCCCATGGATGAGGTTCATGCTGCGGTACAGGCAGCGAAGGACCGCTGGAATGTATGTGCATTCTTTGCTGACGTCAAGGAGTGGGAAGAGTCCACTAAGATAACCTGGCGTGCGCTGTTCGAGGAGGAAGTTGATGTCTGGGCAGTCCCGAGTGGTAGAGACCCTCAACCGGTGGCTTGGGACATGCGCTCGCATGTTGGCGAATTCACGCAAGCTTGCGAAATGGTCCTCTCGGAAATCGACCAAAACGCAGCCACCGGAAACGGGTTCCGACACGACGGTGATTCCGCCCTAGGCCGGCATGTCATCAATGCCCGGCGTCGGCCGAACCGCTGGGGCATCTCGATAGGCAAGGAAAGTCCGAAATCGCCGAACAAGATTGACGCATGCGTGTGTATGATCGGAGCGCGGCATGCCCGGCGTCTTGTGCTCGCCAACAAGACTTACAAAGAACGTAAGGCAACTGGCGGCAAGAAGGGGAGCGGTCGTGTCTGGTCATTTTCTTAGGGGTGTGTCGTGATTATCGGGATGGACAAAGTTACCGAACTATCGACCAAGGCGCTCCAGGCGCGGATGTCGGAGCAAACACGGCTGCGTAGGATTTCAAACTACGTTCGTGGCCGGCAAGATCCCCCGTACGTCCCGCGCGGTGTGAATGCCGAGTACCGGTGGATTGCCAAGAAGGCAAAGCGTAATTTCTTGCCGCTTGTAATCTCTGTCGTTTCAGAGAACCTTCATGTTGATGGTTATCGGCCATCAGGCACAACGTCGAATGAGCTAGCATCTCCGCAGAAGCCACAGCCTGAGTGGGATGCGTTCCGGGCTAACCGGATGGTGTCTAGGCAACATGGCGTACATCGGTCGGTCATCCAGTACGGCTCGGCGTACGTTGTCGTGCTTCCCGGCCGAATGGCTTCTGATGAGGAGCAGGGGCAGAATGTTCCGGTAATCCGGCCGGTATCGCCCCGGCGTATGACGGCGTTCTATGCCGATGAGGTGGATGACGAATGGCCTCAGTTCGCAATCGAGGTCAATATGATCAATATGCCGCAGGGCACCGCGAAGCTTGTCGTGTATGTCTATGACGAGCTGAACAGGTATATCCTCACTGGGAATGCGGTCGCAGACCCGACTCAGGCTGCGCTACACCTTGCTGACCCAGATGACATTCTCCTGAACGGGCAGCCGGTTATAGCATCGCATGGACTAGGAATGTGTCCGGTTGTGCGGTTCTTGTACGAGACAGACCTGGACGGGGAAGTTGATTGTACCGGCGAGATCGAGCCGCTCATGCCGATTCAGGACCAAATCAACTTCGATACGTTCAACCTGATGATCTCCGAGCAGTTCGCCGCGTTCCGGCAGCGCTGGGTTACTGGAATGTCGCCTGTTGATGAGGAGGGACATGAAACAGCACCTTTCCGGCCAGGAGTGGACAGAGTGTGGGCGTCTGATGATGCGGCGACTCACTTTGGCGAGTTCGGGGAGACAGCTCTCCAGCCGTACTCGTCTGTTCGCGAGGATGGAATTCGACACATGTCCACAATCTCGCAGGTACCTCCATACCACCTACTGGGACAGGTGGCGAACATGTCAGCCGAAGCGCTAGCCGCTGCGCGAGATGGTCTTGACCGAAAGATTGAGGAGCTACAAGCCTCGATGACGGACCCGTGGCGCAATGTGTTCCGGCTCTCGTCGCTCGCTAGTGGGAGCAAGGATGGCTGGGCTGACCTGTTCGGCACGATAGTGTGGCGTGATACGTCAGCACGAGCATTCGGCGCGACGATCGACGGTCTCGGCAAGATCGCGCAGATGCTCGGCGTGCCTGCCGAAGAGTTGTGGGCACGGATTCCTGGTGCTACGGCGGATGATGTCGCTTCATGGCAGCTAGCGGCGCAACGCCAGCGGGCGCAGCAGATCGTTCAGCAGATGGCGGCGGTACAGTCCGGTATCCCGCCAATACCGGCTCCAGGTGCTCCTCCAATACCCATGCCTATACCCGTGATGCCAGGTGTCCCAGCTGCCGCCCCGGCTGCCGCTCCGGCTCCGGCCGCTCCTGCTGCGTTGCCTCCTGCTCCGCCACCTGAGGGTGCGCCGTGAGCACGCCTGGACTCCCTGTACCTGCCGCGCAGTCTTCGGCATTCTTGTTCGGCAGGTACAGGGACCATCAATACGCTATTGGGCAGCGTGTTGAGGCTACGATATCGGGCTTGTGGGCGCAGATGATTGATCCTAGCCACTTCAATGATTCGTGGCGTAAGCTTGAGCCATTGATTAGTGGCATCGTGGATACGCATCACCAGATGTCAGCGGCTGATGCAGCGCAGTACCATGAATTGTCTCGCGCGGTATCTGGCTTCTATGGACCTGTCGTGCCTGGCATTACACTTTCGGACGACTACCGGTCACACGTGATCAACGTAATGGGCGTTGGGCAGTTTTTCCACTTCCTGGGCATCGGGGTAGATTCTGCCGCAGCATCAGAGAAGGCACTGGATGCCCTGAAGGGTGCTGCTGTACGCCTGGTGATGAATGGCGGGCGCGATACTATTAGGGTGGCTACTTCGTTTGATGGCAATTCCATTGGGTGGGAACGAATCCTAGAGTCGGATCACAAGGCGTGTAATTACTGTGCCATGCTGACAGGTAGCGAAGGCATACAGAAAGGTTATGCTTCCCGATTCCATGCGCATGATAGTTGTTACTGTCTCGCACGGTCAGTCTTCAATGGGCAGCAGTCGGCCAACGCCGGTATTCAGGCCGAGTGGAAATCGGTGACTACCGGGAAACAAGGCAAAGCCGCAACTGCGGCCTGGAATCAGTACTGGAGTGGTAAGGATGTCGGATCTCAAGGAGCAAGCGCTACGGAACCTGCTCAAGAACAAGAAGGCAATGCCCCCGTCGCAGCAGAATGAAAGCGACTCGCCGCGATTCCCGATCACGTCGCGTACCGGGCCGTCGAATTCCCTGTCGGCGGCAATCAAGGCGGTAGGACGCGCGAAGCCGAACACGCCGGAGGAGCGGGCCAAGGTACGCAGGTACATCATGGGTGTCGCCAAGACCAAGGGGTGGTCCGACGACATCCCCAGTTCCTGGAAGCCGGACGGGACGCTGGCAACTGGGGGTTCATGATGTCGCTTGATGTCGGTGGTGCCAGTGTTGTCATCGAGACTGTCCCGAATGCCATGTTGGCGTTCTACTTCCCGCAGGGCAACGATATTGCCGTGACCGTGTACTATCCCGAGGTTGCCGATGGCACCGGAGCATCCTCCAAGTTCTACTACAAGAAAAGTCGTGAGACGAGCGATACGGACCCGACCACAATAACATATACGGCTCCTATTGTGAACAACCCGGACAGTACCGGGACATGTATGTCGGTGATTGACATCCCGGCTGCGGACAATGCTGTTTCCGGGTCATTCTGGTGGAGGATTGATGCTATCGATTCCACGGGTGATGTAAGCACAGTCGGGTACGGAGCGCTTCTTGTTAAGGGTGTGTGATGGCACAGAAGGAAGAGCACACAAACATGCCGGCACAGTTGCTTAAGTACTGGACAACTGGCGCTGGCGCGGCTAAGCTACACTGGGGAGTTCCCGGTGACTTCGATGCGTGCGTGACAGAGTTGTCGAAGCATGTTTCGCCAGGCATGGTCAAGGGGTTGTGCGCCAACATACACAGGCACGCAACAGGAGGCTGGCCCGGCCATGCGCCTGGCGTGGAAGAGGCCCTAACGAAAGCTCGCGAAAGCCGTTCGCGCTAGGGGCTAGACTTCCCGGCCGGAAGGGTATATACTCCCGCGTAGAGACGTAAACCTGGAGGGCGTGATATGAGCGGAGCTGCTGGGGACGCCGGAGCTGGGCCCGCAACGGGCACCGCCGGATCGGCACCCGACACGGGTGCGAACGGCACGGCTACGGAAGACCAGGATGCTGCTGGATTGCTAGGTGGCATGCTCGAAAACGGTCAAGGTCAAGACGATGACCTTACCGCGCAAGTTGAGCACTGGAAGCAGATGTCCCGCAAGAATGAGCAGCGGGCCAAGGCTAACGCTAGTGCTGCGTCGAGGCTTCAGCAGATCGAAGACGCAAACAAGACCGAACTCCAGAAAGCGCTAGATGGTCAGGCTGCGGCCGAGCGTGAGCGTGATGAAGCAAGATCCTCGCATGCTCGCGTTATGGCGGCCGCTTCAAACAACCTTCCTCCAGAACTCATTGATCACCTCGGAGCCGGAACGGAAGAGGAAATCAATGAGCGAGCAGAGCTATTCTCCCGGATCATAGATGAGACGGCCCAGGCGATAGCGGAACAGCTCGTGGCGGATGCTGGCATTGACCTGAACGGGGCAACGCCGCAACCGCAGCAGCAGCAGCCACAACCGGGCGCACGTCCTGTTGAATCCATGAGGCCTGGATCGGCCCCATCTGGCGGAACGCCAACGAGCAACGAGCAATGGTTCCGTAACCTGCTCGGTCAGTAATAGGCACTACGCTCCGCCGTGGTGCGGGAAGGCTTCAAATGGCAGGCACCTACAATGAGGGGATCTTCCGGTCGTCCGGGACTCCCGACCCCCTCGTGCCGCAGCCCTTGGCTACGGCGATTATCCAGGAGGCTCCAAAAGCCTCAGCCGCTCTCACTCTCATGAACAAGACGGTCCTCTCGTCCAAGACTCAGCGGATGCCCGTGCTCGACGTGCTCCCGATGGCATACTGGGTCGGCGGGGACACCGGTCTCAAGCAGACTTCCCAGATGGCGTGGCAAAACGTCATCATGGTCGTGGAGGAACTCGCTTGTATCGTTCCGATCCCGCTTGCGTACCTTGACGATGCGGATGTGCCGCTTTGGTCGCAGGTTCAGCCTCGCATCACGGAGGCTGTCGGCGCGCTGATCGACTCTGCGGTGTTGTGGGGGATCAACAAGCCCGCGACATGGGGCGAGGCAGTGTTCACCGGGGCGGGCAAGTCGGGGCACTTCGCGATCGAGGGTGCCGGCCTTGACCTTGGCCAGGATGTCACCACTCTGGGCCAGATGATGGCGCAGACAGGCTACACGGTCAGCGGTTTCGCCGCGATGCCGGGCATCAGCTGGAAGCTAGCCGGAATCCGGTCGTCGCAGGGCATCCCCATCTTCCAGTCGGACATGTCTGACACACCAGGGGGCAAGCTCTATGGGTACCAGATGTCCGAGATCAACAACGGCTCCTGGCAGAACCCAACTGCCGGCGCGCTCATGCTCGCCGGGGACTTCTCCAAGGCCATCATCGGCATTCGGCAGGACATCAACTTCAAGATGTTCACCGAGGGCGTCATCTCCGACGACACCGGCAAGGTCATCCTCAACCTCATGCAGCAGGACGCCGTTGCGATGCGTATGGTAATGCGCCTCGCCTACGCGACCGTCAACCCGGTCACTGTCATGCAGAAGAACCAGACGATCACCCAACGGTGGCCGTTCGGCGCGGTTCTGGGCGTTGGTACTGTTGCGCCCGCTAGCGGCCCGATCAACGTCATCCAGGCGTACCCAGGTGGCACGCGTACCACTACCGCTGTCGGTACGGCTGCGGAGGGCGATGAGGAGGAAGGCAGCACTCCCGCTGAGGAAGGCAGCACTCACACCAAGACCACTGGCCGCTCCACCAAGACGACGGCTAAGGACTAGCCGTTTTGTGCGCGGCTGTCGTCCCCTCCGTCGGCAGCCGCGTACTTGTAGATAACAACAGAAGACAAGGGAGAGTAATGCGTAAACGTTATGTCCTAGTTGAAGCGTGGGTGCCTGATTCACAGGGCGGCGGCGGAACTCCAACGCCACCCATCTACTACCCGCCTGTGTACCCGGTTCACCCGATCGCGCCCGGCGGGCCGCCTCCGTCAGTGTCACACCCGATCCCGCCGACCGTGTGGCCGAACCCGCCCGTTGGCGGCGGTGGCGAGCCTCCGGGATTCTGGGGTGGTGTCGCGCCGCCGTGGGTCGATGTCACTCCGCCGCAGCCGCAGCCAACCCCTCCGGGTATCTGGGGCGGTAGGCCGCCGGACTATGTCGACATCGGAGGGCCGGGGCCACAGCCGCCGCCCGGCAACGTCATGCCGCCGATCTACTACCCACCGGGCACCTGGGGCGGCAGGCCGCCGGAGTACATCGACATTGGCCCGCCGGGGCCGCAGCCGACACCTCCGGGAATTTGGGGTGGGCCGCCGAACTGGGTGGATGTCACGCCGCCGCAGCCGCAACCAGGACTGCCTACCCTGGACCCTGACAACCTTCCCGATCACCCGGAAGTCCCGGACCTGAACGTCGGCAATTGGGCGTTCGTTGAGGACCCTGATTCCGATACCGGCGCGATCACGCGTGGGTTCATTCCGTGGCCGCTCGCGGTTACGCATCCCGACTACGACCCGAACTATCCCGACAAGGGACTGCCCGGCAAGTGGGTGCTCGTTGCGGCACCCCCGACCGCAGGGCCAGTCGGCTTGCTGACGTGGTGCTGGATTCCGTCGGTGGAAACCAGTGCGCCAACGCCACCGCCCGAGGTAACTCACCACTAGCAGGAAGGATGTAAGATGTCATCGCTGCCCAGCCTCGCAACGCCTGACGATATTGCGGCGAGGCTGGGCCGCAACCTGAACCAAAATGAGGCCGCGCGGGTAGATGGCCTGCTTGCGGACGGAAGCGCTATCCTGCGTAGGTTCTGCCGTAGAGACTTCCAGTTCTATGCCACGGACACCACGACACTAGTTGCTGACGGCGGTATCATCGTCCTGACGGCGTGGAAGCCGATTGTCAGTATTGACTCGGTCATCGCGCTTGGCGGTACGCCCGGCATTATGGACATCCCGGTCACCTGGTATCACTTCGATGCTGTAGACAAGATCACGGTGTTCAATCCGGCCTACTCTGGGATTATCAACCTGCCGGAGATCTGGTACCAGGAGACGTTCTGGTGGGGCGGCAGCTTTAAGATAACTGGCTCGCACGGGTTCGCGGAAGTGCCTGATGATGTGTCGGCCGTCCTGTGCTCGGCGGTCACTTCCGAGCTAGCGACACCGACGATGTCGGCTACCCTGATGAGTGAGTCCGTCGGGGCCTACTCGTACTCGATGCGGCGTACGTCCGGCGCGGGATTGAATGCTGCGCTGCTGGACGCCGGTATGAAGACCGTTCTTGCCGATTACCGCAAGAGCCTTGGCACCATGAAGATTGCTTTGTGAGGAGGTGTAGTCGTGTCGATGCCGTGGTTGCCGTACGCGGTCACGATGACGCTGTTGAAGCGCTCCGTTTCGGGGACGGACGAGTATGGCAATGACACCTACACCGAGACTCCGCTTCAGATCCCACAGTGCGTGTTTCAGCCTGCGGGAAGCACCGAGAACCTCATCTTTGCTGATCAGGTATCGACTTCCGACACAATTTTCATGCCGGGCGGTACGGATGTCTCGGCTCTTGATGCTATTCAGTACAATGGCGACACGTACGAGGTCACCGGCGAGATCAGCGCCTGGACATCACCGTTCTCTGGTCGTGTATCCCCCATCCGCGTGAATGTATCGCTGATAACGGGAGGGTCGCCATCATGACTGATGTCAGGATTGATTCGAATAGTCGTGGAATCGGGCAGATGCTCAATTCAGAGGATATGCGTGTCGCTATGGAGGTATTCGCGAACGAAATCAAGTTGCGAGCGGAAATCATAGCGCCGGTTGATATGAAGAGTAAGCATCCTGGCCGGTATAAGGCTAGCTTCCATGTGAGGTCTCATCTTCACGGAGGCGCGACGAATGACCGCGCCGAGGCGGTTGTGTACAATGATGCGCCGGAGGCGTTCTACGTAGAGTTCGCTCACTGGGGCCGGGAGCCTGAGCATATACTTGTCCGCGCGGCATTTATCCCGCTGAAGGGGGCGTAGGGCTGATGACATACCCAGTCTTCCCCGATCCCGAGACAATGCTGATGTACGCACTCGTTCCGCAGAATCCGAACATCCGTTTCGTCACCGTCATGCCGTACGGAGATCCGGCAAAGATCACGGCTCGTATCCGGCGTACCGGCGGCATAGTTGTTCATGTTGGTCTTGACCGCCCAGTTATTGATATTGATGTGTTCGGCCCTAAGTCCCAGATTGGCAATGTCTCTGCCGCTGCGAGAGAAATCCAGTCACAGATGATGTCGCTAATGAGCGCCATCGTACCGAATGGAGTGTTTCAGCGCGTTACTACCGTAAGCAGTCCCCGTCAACTCCCGGAGGTTAACCCAAATCTAGTGCGGTATTCCGCAACGTATGAACTCAGCGTACACCCGTAGGAGGAAGTAGAATGTCACCCAGCAAGACAGCAGCAGCGGCAGGAATCGAAGAGTATGGCGTAGATGCCCCTGTTCCCCTGGCAGGATTGCCGGCGCCAGGCTCCGGCCCGTACAAGAGCAACACGCTGCTTTACGCAGCGGGCGATGTCGTCGTGTGGGTCGGCCCGGCGAACCTCGCGCCGCCTGTCGGGTTTGAGGACCCGACTACGATCACCGGCGGTAGCTATAAGTGCTGTGGCTGGACCGACGTGTCCGGCTACATCTTCAAGCTGGACGAGACAATCAAGGACATCCCGGCCGCCGGAGTCCTTACCCCGATCAGGTCCATCCTCACCGGCGGCGTCAAGACCTGCCAGGTCATCTTCCTGGAGGCGCTCAACCCGAACGTCCAGGGCCTGTACGACGATGTGTCGTTGTTCCCGGCGTCATCATCTCCGCTCAAGCCCGCGCCCGGTCGTGTCGATGCGGCTTGCGGCACCACCATCAACAACACGCTCGTAACGGACTCCGCTTGTGTCGCTGGCGATGTTGGCAAGAGCGTGTCTGGCACTGGCGTCTCTGTCGGGTCAACCATAGTGTCTGTCACCGCGGGCACCAGCTTCGTCATGAGCTCGCCGGCAACGGCAACCGGGGCGGCTGTATCGCTGACGATCGGCAGCAACACCGCGGTCTACATCATCCCGGACCCGCCTGCCGACAACCGGTACTCGCTGATCTTCGACAGCGTAGACGGTGTCAAGAGGCGGCGTCTGTACGCTCCGTTCGCCAAGGTGACGGCGCGCGGTAATGATCAGACGCAGCAGGGCGACATCACGATGACGGACCTCACGTTCACGTTCTACCCCGGCCAGATCGGGACGGTCAACAACGCCGTAGCGCAGCGTTACATCGGCTACGGCCAGGACGTATCGGCGTACTTCACGTGAGCGAGAACGATTGGGTGGATGTTCCCCAAGACGAGCAGTCTGTCGATGTCGACCTTGACGCGATCGACGATGTGCTGCGCAAGGAAGTCGTCGGCGAGGGCGTGACGGTGCGCATCGACGGCAAGGTCATACACGTGTCGCACGCCAAGGACTGGACGTCAACAGCGATGCGCGCGGCGTCGGCCGGTGACTGGGACACGTGGGCGCGGGAAGTCATCGATGATGACGCCGAGTTTGCCGTGTGGGTCGAAGCTGACCTCAAGAACTACCAAGTCGAGGCCGTATTCGAGGAGTGCGGCAGGCAATCTCGGATGAACATGGGAAAATCCAGAAAGCGCTCTGGGTCACAGAATCGTTCCCAGAGGAGGTAGAGGCAGACCTACAGCGCTATTACGGAGTAGCCTTGTCTAGCTTGGGAAGGGATCTTTCCTGGCGCAGGCTACTGGTACTGGTAGACCATCTTCCCGCGGAGGGTGCTTTGAACACGGCGATTCGGAATGCGACACCGGCCGATATGCTCGCTGTCTCGGCTGGCGATTCCGCGCAGGCACCGTGGAGTGCTCTTGAGATGTTGACTGCCGCGCTTGTCGATGAGCTGCGGCAGCTTAACTGGATGTTCGCGAGCGTGAATTCCGGCGGCCAGAATATTAAGAGGCCTGAGCTTGTTCGCAGGCCGGGCACCGAGACTCAGCGTGGCAAGCTGATGAGTATCGAATCCGCGCGGATGCTTGATCCTCGCCTACGTGGCCTGGATGATGATGAAGTGCGTGAGCGGATGGCAGGGCGAGCATCATGACCGACATCTTTGTAGGCAGTGTGGCCGTTGGCGTCGTTCCTGATGCTCGTGGCTGGGAAGACAAGATGCGTCAGCAGCTGCTTCCGCCTTCACGAAAGGTCGGGGATGAAGTAGGCAAGGAGATTGGCGGTGGCGTAGAGAGCGGGATGGCCGACGCCGGGGATAAGTCGGCCAAAGACTTCGGGAAAACATTCAAGATACGACTCAAGGAGATTATTGATACGATCCCCAATGTACAGCTCGATGGCAATTCAACGCCAATCGATAAGAAGATGTCTGACATACGCACCAAGCTTATGATCCTCAGCAGGATGAATATCGTCGACACCAAGAAGGCAGTTGAGAACTTGGCAATTGTCGAGGCTGATGTTAAGCACTTGGCGGATATGTCCAAGGACATCAAGCTCGACTTCGATACCAAAGATGCTCTCGGCAAACTAGCGGAGCTACGCCTCGCGGAGTCAAAGGTCTTGAAGCTTGCTGTAGGCGGTGGTGGCGGTGGCAAGGCAGGCAAAGGCCCTACCGTCGCTAGTGTTGAAGCGGCTATATCAACGACGTCAGGTGCGGCGTCGGCCGGGACCGGTGTCCTCGGAAACATCATGAGCTTCTTTGGAGGCATAAAGGGGTTCTTTGGTGGAGGTGGAGGAGGAGGCGGCGGTGGTGGAGGTATTGCGGCTGCGGCTGCTGCTCCTGCTGGTGGTGGTGGAGGAGGCGGTCTCGCGGCACTTGGAGGGATAGGTGGAGGGGCAGCTATTGGGATAGCGCTTGCGGCAGCCGCTCCGTTTATAGCGCAGGCAATTGGCGGTATTATTGTAGCAGGATTCGGTACGGCCCTTACCGGAATCGGCATTGCCGGCGCGGCCATGACCGGGAAGCTTACCGCGCCATTCAAGTCACTAACGACGCAGCTATCCCGAGAGATGAAGGCGATTGGGACGCCATTCGTCGCGCCACTCAGGGAAGTGCTACGGAACATAGGCGTAGTTGCGCATGAGATGCAGCCTATCCTCGTCAAGGCTAGCAAGATCATTGGTGTCCCATTCCAGAAGTTCCTTGATGCGATTATCAAGGCGTTCGGCCAGAAGTCGGTACAGAATTCTATTCTTGCGATGGCCAATGCTTTCCAGTCTATCATCACTGCTGTCACCCCGTCCATTGGGCGTGATGTAGGCATACTGGCAAACTCCTTGACTCAACTGGCCAACACTATTGCGGCGAATCCGCAGGCAATGGCCAATGTGTTCAACTACATCGTCAACATCATCAACTTCCTGATTGCGAGTACGGCTGATCTGGCGAAGATTGCCGTATTCATCGAGAAGTGGCATGGCGGGGCAGTTGGGCACGCTATTGGCGCTACCGCGCGGCATCTAGGCGAGTATGGCCGAGGAGTAGGTGATATTGCTGCTACGCTTCTCCCGAGTACGCGAACGCCAGCGCAAAGAGCTCAGAGTGCTGCGGCCGCTGCCAGAGCGATAAATCAATCCGTGACCTTCAAGGACAACACTACGCCTGGATGGCTTCAGGCACTATCAAATCAATCGCTGAGTCATGTTGTTGACAATGTACGTATTTTCTTCATAGACATAGGGCACGCTTTTGAGCAGGGATGGAACAATGCCTATAATGATACTGTTAGATGGATTACGCAAACTTGGCAACATGGCCACAATTTGATGGTTGGGTGGGGCCATGATATTGCCCACTGGTTCGATAATGTCAAGCATTTCTTCATCGTCGGCTGGAATACGGCCTACAACACTACCGTACAGTGGATTATACGAACGTGGCAACATGGTCATAACCTCATGGTTAGCTGGGGTCATGATATCGCTCATTGGTTTGACAATACGAAGAGTGTTTTTGAAACTGGCTGGAACTGGGTATATTCGCATACCATAGGCGCTATCGTCCGGCTAATCGCTCATGCCGGCACTTTGTTCGATGGCTGGTACCACAACGTACTCAACTGGTTCGGCAATACCGAAACTGCGTTCACCAATGCCTGGAACACTATCTACAACAATACCGTAGGTGCTGTCATACGCCTCATCGCTCGTGTGGAGACTTTGTTTACCGGCTGGAAGACGAACATCATCAATTGGGGCAGGGATGCTCTTACTTGGCTGTTGAAGATGGGCGGCGACCTCATTCAGGGATTCAAGAATGGCATCATCGCGGGGATGAAGAATGTTGCCAAGTGGGGCTATGACGACATCGTGAAGCCGGTTATCAACTTCCTGTTGAGTCCGACAGGATTCCATATGGGATCTCCATCAAAGAAAATGATCCCAATCGGCAAGCAGATCATCACCGGTATCATCCACGGTATGATCGGTGAGGGCAAGAACATAGGCCACTTTGTCGCGAAGGTATTCGGGTCATGGCCCAAGGCGATCATGAGCTTCCTTTCAAAGGGACTTATCAACATGGGCCAAATCTTCAAGCTGCCGTCAAAGGCTCTTTCCGCTCTTGGTGGTGTCTTGGGGTTCAGCAGTACTTCTCGTGTAGTTGGTTCCGCTATTAGGAGTTTGTGGCATGCCATAACCGGTGGTGGCGGAGGCAATGTCACTAGGTGGGCCGGCACCGTATCCAAGGCGCTTACGATGCTTGGACTTCCACAGTCATTGTCCGGCGCGGTTCTGTACCAGATGCAGACGGAATCCGGCGGAAACGTGAATGCCATAAACCTCACGGACATCAATGCGAAGCGTGGGGATCCGTCGCGCGGTCTCATGCAGGTGATTGGCTCGACGTTCTCGGCGTTCCACGTTCCTGGTACATCGTGGAATATATACGACCCGCTTGCCAACATAGCTTCCGCCATAAACTATGCTAGGCATACGTATGGCGCGAGCCTAGCGAACAGCCGTGGTGGCATAGGTTCCGGTCGTGGGTACGATACCGGAGGCTGGCTACCTACCGGCGTAACGCTCGCGTACAACATGACCGGACAGCCGGAGCGTATCCTATCACCTACCGAGCTGAAGGCGATGTCAGCTAGCGGTACTCAGTACCATGCGCATTTCGACGGCCTTACCGGACAGGCTATCGAGTCGCATGTACGCACCGCGTTCTCGATGATGAACCTTAAGCAGGGCAATATGTACAGGCAAGGGAGGCGGTCTTGATGTCTGCTGGGGTTGGGGTATCACCGCTGCTGGCGGGATCGTCTGCGCAATACCAGGCTGCTGTTATGTCGTCGGGGCCTATCCGCTACTGGCCGCTGAATGATGCGATAGGTTCCACTACGGCGGCAGAGTATGCCGCGCAATCGCGAGGGAACGTTTATGGCGGCGTAACATTCGGGATTAGTGATCCGTGGGGAAATCCTGGCGCGGCTTCATTCGATGGTGCTTCCGGCGAGATAATTGAATCCAATTCTTGGAATCTGCCGTCGCCTAATTACCCATACACAGTGGAATGTTTCTATCAAACTGGTGCGAATGTTCGCTGTGGAATGGTGGAGTTTAATCTTTCTAATTCTCCCGGAGCGGGTATTGGCACAACTTATTCTCCATGCCTATACGTGACAAGTAGCACACTAGGGAATGCGCAATACAATACAGTCCAAGGTTGGCAATTTGCTAATGACACGGCGGCAACTGGGGATGGTAATTGGCATCACGCCGTCGCGACATATGATGGAGTCTCTACGGTATCCCTCTACCGGGATGGTATACTAAGAAGTACGATAGGCGTCTCGTCAATATATACTTCTAGCGCATACTGGCGTCTAGGACATTCGCAAATTGTTCCAACTTGGTTTCCCGGAAGTCTTGCGCATGTAGCGATATTCGCTCGCTGCCTAAGTTCCTCGGAGGTAACTAGCCACTACAATTCGATTGCGCCGCAGCCACCTACGCCGCAAGCGCCATCGACCGCGCCGACACCACTTTCCATAACGTATGTCGATCCTGACGGCAAAACATGGGACTTCTCCGATCTGTCGATGAAGAACGGGTACGTCTGTTCGGCTATCGCGGGTATCGAGGGATTCCCTGTGATGATGCAGGTCATCCCGTTCCTAGACGGTACCTCGCTTGCGAATGTATATATTCCGCAAACGGGCACGATCGGCCTCGCTATCCTTGTGTCACGTCCCGCGAGCAACAACCAGAATGACTACTACAATGTTCTCGATGGTCTAGTGAGAGCATTTCTGACACGGCGTAATGAAGCGCCGAAGCCTGGCACCCTTATCATCGGCCGTCCCGACGGGTCCGCGCGGCAAATCCAAACGTACACGACATCCGGTCTCGATACCCCGGATGTCGGCAAAAACGACATGGCCCTGTACTCGTTCTCGCTCTCGACACCGGACCCTTACTGGAGTGACCGGACAGCCAATCAGCTTATTTACGCGATGGCAAGTGGAGCGGCTGGAATTCTCCCGATGCTTCCGGTAGCGTTCAACAGTGCTGCCGTAATCGGCGCTACCGTAATCAACAATAAGGGCACCGGCCTTACCTTCCCAACATGGACTATTACGGGTCCTGGCACCCCAACTATTTCAAACAATACTACCGGGCGTTCATGGGGGCTGAGTGCTGCGGTGCCTGCTGGACAGCAGGTACAGGTAGTCACGCAACGTGGACAGCAGAAAGCAATCAATCTAACCACCAAGGCTAATGTATGGAGCCAGCTAGTCACCAGTTCTCCTCGGGATCTGTGGCCTTTGGTGAATGGCAATAACAATGTGACCATAGCGCTTTCCGGGGCCACTGCTGCTTCAAGCGTGCTGTGTAGCTGGACTAATAGATGGGGGAGGGCATGAGCGAGGTAGATGAGCGAGCAGTAACCCTGCCGGTACCCGTTCGCGCGGGATCGTTCAATGCTGCTGCGGGCGGTAGTCCTTATGCTGTTCCGATTCCGTCGGGGTATGCGCAAGGTTCGCTGGTCCAGGTATGCGTGACAACAATTGCTAATGTCCAGTCGACTAGTGTTGCTGACAGTAACGGCAATTCTTTTGTCAAGGTTGCGGAAATACAATGGAATGCTGCTGGGAACTGGTCATATACCGCTATATGGGAACTTAATAATGCCCCGGCTCTCGCGGCTAATGGAACTGTCAACGTCGTCATCCCGGCCGGTTCGGCTATATCGGTCGCGGTCGTTACCGTTCCGGGGCCGGTAGTTTCGTCAAGTGCTCCTACTGGCCTAGGGGCTGCTACGGCACCGTCGCTTGCTACCGGTCCCGTTCCGAATGCCCCAGCATTGCTGATTGCGTATGAGTCAAACTGGACTTCGGCTCTTCCATGGGTGGCTCCGGTTACCGGGTTTGGCGCTCCGGTGACCGGCAATAGTACCGGGTTCACGAGTACGGGTTATGCGAATGTTACAGATCCAGTGGCCGGTGTTACGGCATCTATGACCGGTACGGTGTCAAACTGGGGAATGGTTCTGCGGATTGTTACGCCGGCCAATCCGACGATAACATCCACGTTGCCCAACGGCCTATCGGGTATTCAGTATAGCGCGACACTTACCGCGTCAGGAGGTCAGCCGCCGTATACATGGCAGGCTGTGGGGCTGCCTGCCGGGCTGTCGCTAAACGGCAGCGTAATTTCAGGTACGCCTATCGCAATGCTTTATAGTAATGTTACCCTAACTTGTACGGATAGTGTCGGGGCAAGTAGCAGCACTATACAGCAATTGATGGTGCGTTCATTTACGTCGCCGCCATCTAGCAAGTATATTGCGGATGTCCTGGCTTCTAGTCCGGTACGTTACTGGCCATTGGATGATGCTCTTGGATCACTGTCCGCGCGGGAACTCGTAAACAATTCTACGGGTAACATCTTCGGCGGGGTAACGCTAGGTTCTCCCGATCCCTGGGGCAGTTCTGGCGCGGCATCTTTCGACGGTAGCTCTGGCGAGGTTATCGACTCGAATGCCTGGAATATGGCCACATACAATTCCCCATATTCTATTGAGTTCCTTTACAGCACTATGAACCCGCTTGGCGGAATGGTTGAGCACAACCTTAGTCCAAATACCGGGAGTGTGCCGAATCCCGCGACAGCATCATACCAGATTAATTATAGCCAATCTGTTGCGTATGGTGCCGCTGTCCTTGTGATACCATTTACTGATCAAGATAATGTTCACATAAAGGACCTAGGGTCATACTCGCAGTTTTCTGCTGTTACGTCATTCCGGGTAAGTGTCGGCGCGGGAATCGCCAACGAGTTTGCGATGTTTACGTTCACTACAACTGGTGGGGCCGGTACCGTTACTGTAACTGATACGAAAGGGAATACATACACTCAGCTTATTTGGTACGCAACCGCGACTGGGCAGCGTACATGGCTATTCCAGTCAAACAGCAAAACGACCCTAACTAGTACGGACTACATAACTGTAACAACTACAGTTGCCGTTACTGGCTGGAGTGAAGCATTTAGTGCGATGGGCCTTCAGGCCGCATACTCGTACTATAATACAATTACCGGCACCGGTACCGGTCCTGTATTCAATAATGTTCCAATTGGCCCCGGAATGAAATCCGTAATATGGATTTCGTCTAATGAAACTGTACGGGAACTTGTGCCGTCCGGGTTTACTTTTGCCAATGTCGCAAATACCGGGGGAGGTTCGAGCCTATATTCGTCACTGGGGTATTACCAGTACTTCGATCATGGCGTATCAATGTCGTATAGCCCGACCGCTTTCATGTCTGGCGGCTCGAAGCTGTCATTGCGAAACTATTCGTTCCAGAAAGGACCCGTTACCCTATCCGATTCGGGCGCGACGAATGACGGCAACTGGCATCACGGTGTCCTAGCGTTCGATGGCGTATCGACAATGTCCGTCTACCGCGACGGGATACTCCAGGGAACAGTATCCACTACAAATAGCTACATGGGCGCGCGGTTCTGGCGCATCGGCCATACAATGTTGAACAGCGCCAATACGTCAGTGTGGGTTGATGATCAGGATGCCGCTATTACGTATACAGGAACATGGAGTGGTAGCGGAGGTTATGATCCAGGTTATGGATTCTATAAAAATACTATCCATTTTTCTAACCAGACTGGTGCTACTGCCACATTCAAGTTTATAGGCACATCCATTACATTGTGGGGAGATCTTGTATCCAATAGCGGTATAGCTTCAATATCAATAGATGGCGGAACAGCGGTGATGGTTGATTGTTATGCTCAGACGCAACAAAAGCCTTCTGCCGTATTCATGGCGTCTGGGCTGGCGAATGTATCGCATACAATAGTTGTTACAGTGACGGGGAATAAGAACCCGGCCTCTGCCGACACGTTCATTTCGATCGATGCCTTCATTTATGATACCGCTTCTGTTACGGATGCTTTCTTTTCTGGAAGCCTTTCGCATGTAGCGATCTATGGCCGCGCGATTACTGCTGGGGAAGTTGCCCTTCATTATGGCTCATATACGGCCGCGACATTCATCAACCCAATGGTACCTCCCGAGATGGTATGGGTTGAGATCCTAGACAACAATCTAGTAAGCCATGGCGTCATACAGTATGCGACCGTTAACGCCCAGCTGTACTTCAATGCGGTAGGTTCCTGGGACATTCTCGTTCAGTATACTGATGACTTGTGGAACCTGATGATGCTACCTCCGGCGAACGGCGGGCTAGGTGGCGAGTTCATCATAGAGGTCAACTGGCGCGGCATATTCAAGTTCGGCGGCAAATGCGAACAGCCATCATACATTGACTCGATTCCAGGCTCAACCGGGACATCTGCCGGAGGTAGTCTATCAGGGCCGTTCATCTCGTTGTCTGGCGCTGATTACCTAGGTCTTGTGGCGAACAGAATCGTGTACCCGGACCCAACAAAGCCGTGGTCAGGGCAGCTAGTCAACAACGCATACGCTATGATCAATGTGAAACTAGAGACTGCAATAAAGAACCTCGTTAATTTGAATCTTGGTCCGGGAGCGATTGCCAGCCGGAAGCATTCTCTTCTCGATATCGCTACCGACTCGTCGCGCGGTCCTGCTATCAATTACATCGCGCGGTTTAGTTCCGGTGTCGACCTTAACCTGCTGGATGTACTACGATCGCTTATAGCGCAGAATAACACCAGTCCGGCCAATCCTCTTGTCACAAATACCAACATGGGCCTTAGTCTTCGCCGGAATGGCAAGCGGCTCCTGTTCGATGTCTATATACCGCGCGACCTGTCGAGTATCGCCTGGTTCTCGGAGGATACCGGTAACCTAACATCCATTGAGTTCTCTCTTACCGACCCGACGTGTACAGATGCCCTGGTCAAGGGTTCCACCGCGTTCGCGTTTGCTGCTGCGTCCAATGTGACACAGTGGAATAAGATTGAGGTATTTGTTGATGACTCGTCCGAGACGGATGCTAAGAATCTACAGGCTGCTGCGCAGGACGCGCTCATTACCGGAGCGCAAGGTCCACAGATGGCCACTACCGTTACTGATACGCCATTCCTTGTTTATGGCCGTGATTACGGTCTCGGGGACATAGTGACCATTCAGGTGCGTAATGGGGATGTATATACAGATATCGTCTCCGGCGTAACGCTAACGGCGGATGCTTCTCAGTCGCCGATCATTAATGTTGTTCCCACTATAGGCAACTCTACGGCTTCAACTTCGACAGATAAGTCAGTCATAGGGCAATTGATTCATCGCATAAAGCTCGTAGAGAAAAAACTATCAACGAAGTAGGAGTGTCCTGATGGTTACTTACGATGCTAGGCCGAGTGGCTTCACCCAGCTGACGACCACTACCGAGTGGGAGTTGTTCATGTCTGCGGCAGGAGTCTGGGATGGTATCGATGCTACGAACAGTTTCGTCCCCACGCTTGATACGGCCGGGCGTAATGCCGTCATTTCGGCAGGTTCTGGCCTAATCAAGGGTCAATTGTGGCGGTGTGATGCTTCGGTCTCGACTCCCATTCCCGCGGCATCCGGGCAGGACCGGCTCGACCGGCTAGTGCTGCGCCTGAACCGCACCGCCACAACGTCGCCTACCGTGGTACAGCCGACAGTTATTCCCGGCGCACCTAGCGGCAGTCCGGCACTTCCGCCGCTACAGCAGACTGCGGCCGGACTGTATGACATCCCGATCTCGTACTGGACATCGCATTCGACAGGCACGGTTGACACGCTTGTCGATCAGAGGCAGTACTGCGGCCGTAACACGGTTTCGATGATGTCTACCTATCACCCGTCGCCGGCAAATGCGCGCCTCGGCATCGAACTCGACACCGGGGATGTCTTTGTATGGGCCAATTCCGCCTGGACAGCAGTCGGCGGGAACCTGATCGGGTATGCGGCAGGCCCGCTGGGGGATATTATCGACTGGACCAATCAGGCTTCAATCACATTCAGCCTCTCCAAGTCGACAACGATAGTAGCGCATTCGCACATTATCGGCACGCAGATCACAGCAGGACCATGTACCGTGCACGTCAATCGCGTACAGGTTGACGGGACAGCTTACGAGGTAGGGCGAGACAGGCAAGTTCCGCTGAATGACCCAAGTGCCATCTCGGGATCATGGATCGGGGTACTGGGAGCAGGACAGCATACAATAATGAATACCGCCTACTCTTCGGTAGGTACCGGTCAGGGCGCATGGCGCCTCTCGAAAGCGGCCCTGATGGTGTATGGATTCTAGGGGTAGACGTACCCGTTCCGGGGGCGTATACTAGCCGTATGGAAGTGATCATGTGGGCAGGCATAGGTGCCATGATCGCTATCGTCGTCACCGCCGTGTATGATTTCGCGAAGCATGAACGCGAGATGTACAGGCAAAGGCACTACAAGTGCTACCAGGGAAGGGAATCTAATGGCTAAGAACGGCAAGGACAAGAGCGGCAAGAAGGGCAAGAAGGACAAGTCGCCGCAGCCAGAAGATGAGGCACCGCGCGACCCCGCACAGCCAGAACTCCGTCAGGTACGCCCCTCGCAGGAGCCGATCCCCGAGGAGCAAAACGAGAACTGGGCATTCGGCGATATCGTCAGGGAGCCGAACCACGACGACGGGCAGGGGCAAGCACGATGACACTACAGCGAGTGTGGATTCCGTCACCCAACTACTCGTCGCGCGGTGGCTCGGGAGTACGCCTCATCGTGCTTCACACGGCCGAGGGTTCGACAACGTACGAGTCGCTGGGGAACTTCTTCGCAAGCAGCAGCTCCGGCGTCTCCTCGCACACGGGCATCGACGACAAGCGAGGCAAGATCGGCGAGTACGTCTCGCGCGGCAATAAGGCCTGGACGCAGGGGAACGCTAATCCTGTGTGCGTGGCCGCCGAGCTGTGCGGCTTCGCGTCATGGTCGGATGCTACCTGGCGGAACAGCCACAACAACATGCTACTGAACGCGGCCGACTGGGTGAAGGAGGAGGCGGCCAAGTTTGGCATTCCGATCACCAAGCTGACGGCGTCACAGGCGCAGGGTTCCGGGCGCGGTGTATGTCAGCATCGGGATCTCGGAACATGGGGAGGGAACCACTCTGACTGTGGGAACGGATTCCCCATGGACTATGTTCTCGACCTGGCGCGCGGTGGCACGCCTGAACCGCCGTCGTCAGGAGGCGGTGGCGGGGGCGGTTCTGCTCCCCCGATGTCCGTGGATGACTTCGGCCCGGCATACGGCAGCAACTACATGTGCCCGGATGTCAGGACGTGGCAGGAGCAGATGGACAATCGTGGCTGGGGGATAGCCATAGACGGTATCTATGGCGGGGATTCCGAGCAGGTCTGCTGTCAGTTCCAGTCCGAGAAGGGCCTTGGTGTAGATGGCATCGTCGGCCCCGACACGTGGAATGCGACGTGGAACGCACCGGTGACGTAAGGCTAGCGATATGGTTGTGGCAGGCATCGAAACGTGTCTGCCACTACCTGTTCGTAGATGAGGAGGAGAAAGTGGCAACGATCGATGTTCCCGTCCGGCTAGTCATCGATGTCATAGAGCAGGAAAAGTTCGTGATTGATGCCCTGCGTACTGACGGGGCACTACGGGTGTCGGTATGTACGATATGCTACGCACTCGCGCCCGCCGCCAAGATAACGGACCACATGGATCGCCATGTCAGTACTTAGCAGGCAAGAACTGTGGGACATGGAGCTGGAGCAGCTCTACCTCGAACGGGAGACTACCGAGCCAGATCCCGAGATGTGGCGCTGGAGTCCGCTGGAGCTAGCGGAATTCGACCGAATGCTTTCCGTGGCAACGCATCTGCTTGCGCCGCTCAGCTCGATTCGCTTCGGAGAAGCTGGCTGTGGGATAGGCACAAAGCTATACCTCGCGGTCAACTACCATGGCCTTGAGTCAGTCGGGTGGGAGATTTCGGATGACTACCTCGCAAAGGCTCTCGTGCTAGGAGTCGACGCGCGGTACATGGACCTGCGTAAGGACTCGCCGCCATGGGCCGAGTTCGACATCGTCTATACCGCGCGACCATTCAAGGATGATGATGTCGAGATCGCCTGGGAGAGATCAGTCTGGGAGGCCATGAAGCCGGGCGCTGTCATAATGATGGCGTACACGGCGGCTAAGCCATACACCTGGCCGTGCTACTATCGGGCGCCATTCCGCGGTGTCTGGATGAAGCCTGCCGCTCCGGCGATCCCGGTCTATGACGCCATGATCAGGCGGCAGGAGCCGTATGACCCCCTCGTGCCCGCTCCGGGGCCGGGCGGCCGGTAGGCGGCCGGATCGGACCCCCGACGCGCCGCGCGGCTACCGGCCTACGGCTAACGGAAGCGGGTCCGATCCGGCTAGGATACGTCCTAGGGCTAACGCCCGTCCTAGGTACCGTCTCGGGACGGCTAGAGCTATTCGACGTAGAGCTATGAATCGGTAGCTTAGCGTAGTAATCACTCGCCGTGGTCGTGGTTGATGTGTCCATACAAGCTTAGCCTGTGAAGCGTGTCGTGAAAGGATCGCCAGCATTCCTCAACATAGGCATTCGGGAATGGCGGCAGACGGCGGAAGCCTCCCAGGGAATTAGTGTGCCTTAGGTCCATGTGCTTGCGGAAGTTGTACGAGTCCATGTCGTCAGCATTACGGACGGTCACTTGCTCTTGTTCCGTCATACTCATTGTTTCCTACTTTTCTAGTCGGGATCTAGGATGAAGATATTGTTGACTGTAATCGGAGTGCCGAATCCAGAGATGCGGTTCCCGATGATGACTACTACGTCGCGGTTCGGCCGGATCATGGCAAGCTTACTCAGTAGCTTAGGATACCTCCACCGGTTTACTCGGGCATACACCTCCTCATCGCTGGTGTCATAACAGTGAAGCGTAGCTCGCTTGATTAGTTCTGGGTGCCTGATCTCCTTCAGGATCTCCTCTACCTCGCGGCCAGACCTGGATCGTTCGTCTTCCACGATGTCCTTGTACTCTACCTTCCGTACCATCCCCATGTAGATGACGCGCGGTCCTGGAACCCATGTATTCGCCTTATCGCTTTGCTTCACTATGATGGATGCTAGTTGCTCTCCGTTATGCGTGGCTAGTGGAGCTGCCCCCTTCCCCTTTCCGCGCAGGAATCTGTTGACTGCCGCCAGGCGCTTCTCCGTACGGTATAGGCCGAATGGGTCCTTGGCTAGGGTCCATTCCTCCATTCGCGCGATCGTCTTGTCGCCTATGCCGGGGATCTGCTTGAGTTCAATCCAGTCATCGAACCCATACTCGCCCGCTGCTTCCTCTATGCGCTGCGCAGTAGTCGCCCCGATCTTTGGGATCTGCTGCCATCCGGCGACTAGGCCGAGATCCTTGACTGGTCTCCAGTTAGCCCGGGAATGTTCAATGGATGGTGGCTTTACGTCGTACGAATGAGCTAGGGCATCACGCATCAGCCGGAACTGCGTCTCGGCATTACCGGCCGTCTTCTGTAGTGATGCGGCGTAGAACTCGACCGGGTAGTTTGCCTTCAGCCATGCCGTCCAGAAGGCAAGCATCCCGTACGATATCGAGTGAGCAATGTTGAAACTATAGGTGCCCGAGGTAACGAGCCGCTTCCAGATCTTGTCGGCAGTCTCCTCCGGGATGTCATGGAGGTTCTTGGCCCCGTCCGCGAACTGCCGGTATGACATCTGGAAGGCAGCTTCGCCCATCTTTTTGGAGATGATCCTGCGAATCTGGCTTACGGAGAACCAGTCGAATCCCCCGATGTCCTTGAGTATGCGAAGGATCTGTTCCTGATAGATGATCTGTCCATACGTATCGGCGGCTATCTCGTCAACAATCGAGTGGAGTCGTTCCGGCCGCTTACGTCCGTGCCTTACATCTACATACGCGGCGGTCTGCCCGGAGAACAGTGGGCCGGGACGGGAGAGCGCGTTAATGTCCGCAATATGCATGAAGTGTTCCGGGTGAACATCACGGTTCACTAGCCGGGTCGCGCGGCCTTCAAACTGGAATACCCCTACTACGTCTCCCTTCCTAAAGACATCAATCGTCTTAGGATCGTCGTCCGGGACTGCGTATAGGTCGTTTAGCGTCAGGCCGGCCATACGGAGGCACCGCGCGATCATTCCCATTGTCGAGAGGCCAAGGAAGTCAAGTTTCAGGGCACCGGCGTACTCGGCGTCATACTTATCAATGCTCATCACCTTCACGCCGTCCTTCTCATATACCGCGCAGATGTCGGTGAGAGGACTGTTTGCGATAATGAGGCCGGCAGCGTGAACAGACATACCGCGCACGTCACCTTCGAGGCGACAGGCTTTTTCGATGTCCGGGTACTCTTCCCTGATTTTCTGCGCTTCGGGGAATAGTTCGAATGTGTCTTCCAATGTGGAGTCAAACCGGGAGTCGCCGCCGCTACGTTCAATGAGGAGATTGGCTACACCCTCGCGCGCCCAGATCGGGATGTTGTAAACGTTAGTCACGTCGGCGAGGGAATTCTTGCCCCGGTACCGCACGAAGTTCGCGATGTGTCCCACACAGTCCGCGCGGTACTTGTTCTCAAGGTACTCCCATACCTGCCAGCGATCCTCGTCCGAACAGTCAACATCGATGTCGGGAGGGTCCGGCCGGGTAATGTCAATGAACCTCTCGAAGAGCATCCCCTTGTACTTATGCGGAGGGATCTCCGTAATGCGGAGTAGGTAGGCTACGGCCGACGCTGCTGTGCTGCCTCTTCCAGGGCCGAACGCGATGCCGTGATCCTTGCCCCACCTGATTATGTCCGAGGTGAACAGGAAGAAATCTGCTAGGCCGCGCGGCAGGATGAGGGACATTTCATACTTGGTGCGGTCAGCGTACCAGTCCTGGTCCGCGCGCGGTAGTGAGCCTATGTGACGATAGCGCCACCCGAACCGTACCCATTCCCACATGAGTTCTTCGGCTTCGGGTCGGCTACCCTCCAGTTTCGTTGCTTCCATTACTCTACCGTTCCGTGAAACATCTTGAAGAACCAGTCGTTCTCGTTGTCCTTGATGAATGTGATATCCCACATCCAGTCGTGATCAAAGAGCTCACTGTCACGACCGTCTTGTACGATTGGGAAGCCGCATGCCGCGCAACGTCCGACGATACGGCTTATGTATATGTCAACTACCATCTGCGTATCCTAGTCCAGTCGATGGATGGCGTTGTGAGATGTAGAATCTGGATGAGGATTGTGTTGAGGATATTCCACCCGAGGAATAGCCAGAACCACCAGGGCATTACATCATCCGCCTATTCCTATCGTTGGGTGTATTATGTGAATGAGAACTATGCTGACGATTTCCCATCCAAGGAATAGCCATGACCACCAAGACATCTTAACTCCAGGGTTTCCAGTCTGCGTCGGATATCGGGTATTCTAGCCGGGCGGCTTTTGGCAAAGTCACATTACACTGCTCGGCGATGTACTCGGCGTTCAGGATCGCCTCCCAGGCGGCGTTACGCGATAGGCCAGTCTTCATGAGGCGCTCGCCTAGGGCCTTATCGGACTCCGGGAACGTCATTGGTACGTCGTAATTCCAGCTTCGCATCGCATCATCGATCGACTGGTTCTTGCGGTGTACCGCGTGGAGGATGGCCTGCATGTTCGAGTCTTCCGGGCGCGGGTAATGAACATCGCACGTCGCTACGAGCGGTACACCCGTTTCATTACTGAGTCGTTCATACGCAGGGTTGATTCGACATGTCTTATCAAGTTCGTAGAAGGGCTGGACTTCGAGAAAGTAATGGTCCCCAAATAGCCGGTGAAAACGGTCGATGACGCGTCGAGCGTCATCCCAGGCATAGCCGTCTCTTGTCGTGGGATTCGGGATGCCCTTGCCTCCAACAAGAGCGCACGCGAGCATGCTTCCAGTACACCCAGAAAGAGCGAACAGATTTCCTGAATTACTTTGGAGATTCCCTCCAGAAACTGTTGGATGGTAGTGGTGATCGCGCCAAGACTGGGTGATGAGCTGACAGAGGTTTCGGTATCCATTTGCGTTCTCCGCGAGGATTGTGAGGTGGTACTTCCATTGACTGCGGGTTTCGTCGGTTGGCCCGGTATATGCTTCGAGTCCGAAGACCGGCTTAACGCCTGCCTTCAAGGCTGCCTTTTCGAACTGGAAGTGGCTTGATGAACCGCCGTGCTCAGTCAGCGCCTGCGCGGTATAGCCTAGTTCGGCTGCGCGCTCGACATGTTTTGCCGGTAGCTTGTGGCCATCGCCATGACTGAAGGTTGAGTGGTGTAAGTGATGAAGGGATACGTAACGCATCTTCTTCATCGGGCATCACCTCCATTCATTTTATTGAAGGTGATGTCGCCATCAATGAATCCGATTGGCCTGAGAGTTTTGTGCCATTCTTCACTCGTCACTTCATGGTCACATCCTTCGCCGTCGTAGCCGACACAGAACCACAGGTCGCGTGGCATGTCATACTTCATTTGTCCTTTATGTACGGGACATGTTAGGATTTCGCTGATATATATCTCGCCCATAATTCATCCATTCGGCCTACCCTTAGTATACCCTACTTTCCGCCTTCACATCCGCGTCGGAACGTCTTGGTTTCTGGATCCCACTGGTACCAGCACACGAACTCGTCGAGTGGCATAGCATCAATGCCTTCCTCGAATCCGGTTGGCTTATGACAGTGGACGCATTCGCCGCCGTCAATGACCTGATCGAGTAGGCGGAACAGGGCTATGGTTGGGTTGATGCCAGCGCCGATGTCCCATGTCTCTCCCCATTTAGCGATGGCCATCCACACTACCGGCGGCTCATCGTCGCTGTACCGGAAGCTGAATTCGCTAGCGCCGGTACGCCTGATCAGGTCAACGCCTGCCGGTACGCGTGGGTCTTTCTCTGGCAAGTCTCTTCTCGTAGGCATTAACCTGGCTCCCCTAGCTCGCCCCATTTGGTACCTGAGTTAGCTTGCCGGTAGTAGAACCCGGCGAAGTTGATGATGTCGATTGCGGAGTCCCCGTCGAAATCATTGTTCCGCCATGAGTGATACTTGATGCGCCCGGCCTTGTTGAGGATGTCGTGGACGAGTCCCTTCCATCCTTTTGTTCTCCACGTCTCGCCGGTAGGATCGTACCCGCGCTCGCACATCGTACGTAGCGCTATAGCGAACGGGCCGGATAGCTGATCGATGGCGTCAGGGGTAGGTTCCAGGCCCAGCTTCCGCATGAAGTCGTAGGCGGCATCGTGCATACCGTCATCACTGAAGCTCATCGTTCCTCTTTCTGTGCTGTATCCGCGCGTGGTTCTTGAGTATCTGTTCCAGGGTCCATATTCCCTGTAGTTCTATTGTCTTCGGGAGGTTACATTCGCGGCACCGAATGAGAACGGTCGTAATTTCGACCTGTCTGAGTTGTGGATGGTACACTACGTTTTTCGGGAGCCATACGTCTAGGATGTCCCAGATATGAACATGTTCAGGGACTTTCGGCGCGGCTTCTATTTGCGGCTCGGTCATCACATCATCGGCTTCCGCGCAGCGTTATGATGCAACGGTTCGACAGGATCGATGTCGGTCCATGTGTCCGGGGCATCGCCCGCCGCCGAGTGAGCGTTAACCCGGTCGCGAATTACGCACCAGCGATCGGCCGGGCCGTTAAAGCCGCAGTGCCCGGTCTGGTAGCACACAGGCTTGAACAAGCGGGCGATCTCGCGTTGCTGCCAGCTTTCCTCCGGCGGGCCGTAAGTCATGATTGCCCTGATGAACTGGTCCCACACATGCTTCCACTCAGCCTGAGCTTGCGAGCACAGTCGCATGCCTGCCTGGTTGACCAGGTTCCGCAGGTCGGTGTGGTAGTGGATGCGCGTCGTGATGTCTGTCGGCAGGAGTCCGCGCGCCTCCTCGGCGGGCATGCCGGAGCCGATGAGGTGGAGGTATGCCTGCGCGGTATGTGAGACGCATTCGTCCCAGACGTTCCGCTGCCACTCCTGGGTAGAGTCTTCCGCGCCGGGAGTCTGCCCACCTTCTGTGTTCGCCAAGGATGGTGGGATCGGCACCTCGAATGCTGCGTTCTCCTTGACGGCGAACCGCATCGACTCCTGAACGAACACGGCCGTACGCTGTCGTACGAGCTGATGCGTGAATGCCCGCGTCACGCCACTGATGAAGAAGTGGAGGTTGATGAACTCAAGCGGAGCACTGATCTTACTTGACTTGAATCCATCCAGCCACTTCAGGGCCTGATCGTGCGAGATGTACCTCGGGTCGTCGTAGATACCTCCCTGGTATAGTTCGCTCGCCGCAGCCATTACCCGGAGCGGGTTAGCCGTCATCGAGACCAAGGTGACCTTGGGACGTACCGGCTCGCCGCCGTATGTGATCGGCCTAGCCGCGTACATGGCCTCATCCGCCCACTTGACCGGTAGGCTTCGGTTCTCTGGCGGCATGTAGTCCTGCTCCTTCTCTTCGTGACTTGTCCACTCGCTCATTTTCTTGCCTTCCTGATGAAGTGTGCGATCGCACTAAGTGCGAGCCGAACCAGTATGAGTACGGCTATTACATTTGCCGCAAAATAAACTAGCTCCATTACCTGCCGCCGTTGATCTCGATGATAGCGCCGGTCATCTGCTCCGGGCCGGTAAGGACCCATGCGATAGTCTTGGCCACTTCCTTGCGTGTGGCTCTTCTGCCGGTAGGGATGTTCTGTTCTTCATACGAGCGGGCGTGTTCTGGAGTCCAGCCCCGGAATCCGGGGATGGTCTTGTCGATGTACTCCGTCATCGGGGTATCCTCGACCATGCCCGGCGCTACCGCGTTGATCCGGTGGAGCGGCGCCAGCTCCCGCGCCATCACCTTTACGGCCATGTCGAGCGCGGCTTTTGAAGCGCAGTAGGCGACGGAACCGCGCATCGGGATACGGGCGGCGTCGGAGCTGACCGCGACGGCGGACATTGCGTTGTCCGGGAATATCCGCAGGTGTTCCGAGATGGTGAGGACGAACCCGGCGCAGTTAATGTTGAAAAGGTAGCCCATGGTCACGTCGATGTTCTGTTCGTGTATCCAGGCGAGCTCATTATAGCCAGCCGAGTAGACGATGTATGGGAATGGGCCGTGAGTGCTGATGTATGTGGAGACGCTAGCTGCGAGCTCAACGTCTAGCTCGTTCCTATGCGGAGTGTGTATGTCGCGTCCTAGCTTCTCGGACATGACCTTTGCAGTAGTCTTCCCGATGCCGGAGTTGCCGCCGATGATGAGACACTTGTTAGTTATCATTCCATCCGCATATTCACTCGTACTGGTGGCGCTTCGGCCATCTCTGACATTTCTTCCTTGGCATGTGAAATGATGAATGCTTGCGGCATCATCTCCTTGATCATGTTAGAACAGTTCAAGCATATCTCTATTGCCTTGTAGTCATCCTCCCCGACGAACTGGCCGTCATTGGTGTGATGTATGACGTCTATGCGCAGCAGGACTGTAGTGTTGATGCATTGTTCTTCGCAGCAGTCGCAGAATGTCTTCTTCATACCGGCTCCTTACGGTTACGGCTATCTCTAGTATACCGTCGCGCGCGGGTAATTACTAGCCCGTCTTTTCCTTCCAGGCGGCTACATGGAACCGCAGGAATTCCCTGAATGCGTTCAGGCTATGAACACGAATCAGGCCATCCCTGTTGACGCCCACGGAATTGTACGGCTGTGCCATGAGGTAGGTATTCTGAATGCCTGCTTCGCGTGCTTCGTGAAGTTGCTCTGTCAGGTCATCTATGGCGGCTATGATCCGGCCGAGTCCTACTTGCTGTACCAGTTCGTGGTACTTGCCATGACCGTCAGGATCATCCCACAGGATCGCATCGAAACCAATGTGGTTCCGGTTGAGCCATTCTTGCGTGTCTTCATCGATGTTGTCGAGACGGTTGTACGGACGAGTGGTACAGATCCAGATCTCTACATCCTGGTTCCTGAGCCATGTAGTCAAGTCGCTCGCGCCGGGGTATACCGGCATCGTCCGCTTCATGCCGCCTTGTCGGTAAGCTAGCTTGATCTTGCGATAGATGGAGTGATCGATGCCCATGAATTCCGACAGCCGCCGTCCGGGATTGATCGAGCTTGGATTCGGCATCTTGCGACCTAGCCATCCCTCGGCAAATTTAAGGAAGTGCACGTGATAGTCGCCCAATGTTCCGTCGATGTCGAGAGCCACAACACCGCGCAGAGCGCCGTTCCTGAAGATCTGTGGATTAGTCATCATTCAGAATCCTCATCACGTCCGGGTACGTCTTGTGAACTAGGTAGCTCTTGAGCCATTTGCCGTACCGACCGATCCGGTAGATGTGAGCGTGACAATTACAGTTAGTGGTAAGCGGCTTGATGACCCTGGCCGTCGTCTCGCCGTTTGGTTGTGGAAGTGACCACTCGGTAGTCCGGTACCCGAATACGCAGGCATTACGGTACCATGCGTGCGCTTCCGTGCCGTCGCATATAATTGTGTCTTCGGCTTCAAGACCCTGGTTCGTGCTACCTACGGCATAGATTGTGTGGTATACGAACTCGTGCTCCTTGCGGTAACATAGTGCTCGCGCGGGTATGGTCGAGATGATCTTCTCCGGGCCGAACCGGTATATGTCCGAGACTGCTCCGCTGGTGATTGCCGGAATCTTGACGAACCGGACTTTCTTGATTTCATGAAGGCGCTTCCACATGGCCGTATATGTCGCGCGGATATCCCATGCGTCATGTTCCCCCACGAAATCCTCTGGCGATACCTTCCCGTTCCAATTGCTTCCGTAAACCTTGAGCCGGTACTGTTCCGGTGTGCCGACTAGCCAGTATCCAACTCGCGTGTGATCTACCCATTCGTAGCCGGGAACTGGAGCATGAAGGTACTGGCAGCCGTATATTTGGCTTGGGGAATTTGAGCTGCTCATTATTACTACATAGTGGCCGAGACTGACGGCAGCTTCCGCCGCCGCCAGTCCGGTAGGGCCACAGCCAAGGATGGCTATAGTGCCCACTAAAGAATCCTGCCTCCGTGTTGGTACGGTCGGGTGTGGCCGTACTTAATGACTCGTTCAAGTTCATAGATGATATCGATGCCCCAGATATCAGCCATGTCTAGGATTCGGATAAGCACGTCGGCTAGCTCCGGGCCTACCCCGACCGGCTTGTTGTCTATGGTGTCTGACCATAGCTTGTCCCGGTAGGCGTCTAGGGCTTCCGACAGTTCCGACTGAGCCAGAGCGATGTACGCCGCGAACCATGGGCCGGTACGTGGAGGTAGTGTGTCGCCGCCGAACTTCTCGCGCCATCCCTTTTCCACATTCAGGTTGCGGATGACCAGGGTGAGGTACGGGATGTTATTGAGCGGCCCCTGCTCCAGGTCGCCCATCAGAACGGCGGGTCATCACTGGAGCCGCGAGCGCGACCGCGCCCACGGGCCGGGGCGGCAGACTTCGTGGTGGCGGCCGTTCGCGCGCCTCGGGTGCCACGGGCCGGAGCGGGCTTCTCCGGCTCTTTCGAGGCGGAACGGGTAGCCGTACGCGCGCCGCGCGCCGGAGTCTTCTCCGTAGCCGTACGGGCCGCGCGAGCGGGTTGCCTTCCGCGCGTCCTAGCCGGTTCCGGCTCCGGTTCTGGTTCTTCCTCCTCATCTTCCGGCTCATCCTCCTCAACGTCATCCACTGGCTCATCCTCGTCATCATCGAATGGGAGCCATTCCTTGATGGCAGGCTTCCACTCGCCGTTGTAGCGCTCTCGGTCGGTGACGACTCGGGACCATGCCTCATCGTTCTCCTGGCCGGGGCGGAAGCTGCCGACCTTGACGATAGGCGCGCCGTTCTGATCGTCCTTGTCCTCGACTTCGGTGTTGTTCTTCACCTGCCTCAGCGTGAAGCCGTAGTTCTCCATGAACGGTGCCCACCTGAACTTGGCGCCGCCGATCAGGGCGTAGTTCAGCCAGAACGGGCAGCCGTTGAACTCTTCGTAGTCGTCGGTGTTCTCGTCAGCGACCCAAAGGATCTTGAGCATCGGGTCGTTGTTCTGCGTGCGGGTCCACCACATCTTCTTGACGTAGCCGGACAGCTCGATGTCCTTGGGAGGGACTTCCCCATCGTAGCTGTCGAACGTTTCGGTGGAGTACTCAAGGGCATCCAGTTCATCGATGTCCAGGTCGGCGGTGTCTTCCTTGCGGAGCTTAACCATTGCGGTTTCCTTCGTGAGTGTGATCTAGGTAGTGTTGGTGTAGGCGGTGGTCGGCGGTGTGTTCCCCTTTCGTCACGAACCGTAGCAGGGAATGGCGTTTCCCTACGTGCTTATGGAGCCACTCATCCGACTGAGTGTCTTGATCGACCAGTACGTCGGGCGGGACGTACCGGCGTCGTATTCGGGCCATGTCCTGTCGCCTTATCGATCGCTTGTATCATCTCGGACATTGCGAAGTAGTTGCCCTCTTCGACATCCCAGAACTTGCCTAGTGCCATGTAGCGGTCCTTGGCGTACCACGGAGGGTAGGGCTGGGCCAGAGCACGGCGGACTACCGCGCCGCGCATTTCTCGGCTCTCGCGCGCGACCGCGTAGTATAGCGCTACGGAGAACTGTGCCGAGACATAGTCAGAGATCTCGCCTTTCTTGCCCAAGAGGTGAGGGATGACTCGCTGTTCCCCTTCGGCATCGTCAACGGACATTGATGTCGTGATGAAGATGACGTTGAACAGGCCGTCGATAAGACGGTCACACCATCTCTTGAAGCCGTTCTGGTACTTCTGGTGATTCTGGATGGCCGGGATGTCTAGGTCGCGTTGCGGATTGATTTCGTTCTCACGCTGAAGAATCCAGCGCATGTACAGCTCCTGCATCTTCGTGCCGGAGTCGATCACGAACCAGTCGTCGACAGTGAGATTCTGCTCTGCCCACCTCACACCGGCTACCGCATGCTCCCATGTCGGCGCACGGATTAGCTCTGCCTGGCTACCTACTGCTCGCGCGGATGCGACACCCTCCGTTTCGGTCGACAGGAACCAGACACCGCGCGAGCCGTCGGCGGCACCGCCAGCGAGCAGCGTCTTGCCGTGGCCGGACGGTCCATGGATGAGGATGTTCTTTGTTGCGCTGACGCCGGATTCAGCTAGGTTCTCGACCTTGATCTCGATATCGGCTTCCATCATCGAGAGCGGTGCTTCGCGGGATTGCTTGGCTGACTGGCGGGCAATTCCCCTGGCACCGCGCAGGCCTCGGGTAGGTGGCATCACAATGCTCGCATCGCCGCTATGAACGTCTCCCAGTCGGGGAAGACGGTGATAGCCGACAAGCAGTGGAAGACGTTCTCCCGCTTGCCGATCAGGAAGATCTCCTTGTTCGTGGTGAGTGCCATGCCGAGTTCTGTGTGGTGACCGCCGCGTCCTAGTCCGCTTGTGAACATGATGAAGGTGTCGGCCTTCATGACATCCTCGGTATCAAGGACGGCGTGTGGCATACCGCGCCATGGGGTAGCGTTGAGGTCGTCTGCGCCAAGGCCCTCTTCCTGATTGTTACCGTCGAGCCAGCGAGATGTCGTCGTGATTCCCATGGCCTGGAGTTCATCCCGGTACTTGCGCATTTCTTCCTTGCGCTCGTATTGGGCGGCGATGTATACCCAGCCTGTTGCGTACATTATGCTGCCTTTCGCATATCGGCGTACGGATCTGCTCTCCGGTAATTGTTCCGTAGAACTGACTTGTATGAGTCGCTACCGCGTTCGTGAAGCGTACATGGAATCCAGAACGGACAGCGCGGGCAGTCCCTTGTGGATGTTTTGGTTATCGGAATGATTCCCTCGCGGACGGCATTCATTACTGCCACTTCATCGGCTATGCGCTCCAGCTGTGTCCTCTGCTCTTTTGCCGAACGTTCAATGACCGTACGGACGAATAGCGGCGGTGGTTGCTTCTTGGAGATGCTACCGTCCTTATTTGTGCGCAGGCCGTCTAGGTTTTGTGGACGGTCATCCAGCTTAGCCTTGCGAAGGAAATTGTAGATAATGCCTTCGATTGACTCATTTTGCTTCAGGATGCCTTGCGTCTTGAGGAGTTGTGATGCGACCGCCCAGTAGCTACCAGCCTGATCGTCAAGTTCAAGATAGGCGGTAGCGATCTGAGCGGCAGTCTTGTTCTCCAATAGGTATACCTTGCCGTCTTCGGCATTGCGGAGTACGCCGTCCCAGCGTGACGCGAAGTAAGCAAGTGGTTGTCCGTCACGCATGATGCGCACGCGGAAAGGCTGCTCGACTGAGATTATGTCCCATTGCGTATCGCGGCCGTAGTAGTTGGCGTACTCCTCAAGCATGGCTATGCCTAGCTCGGTAGCATCCATCCACACCGGCTCATCGAATGTCTCGTCAAGGTATGTCCGGGCGAACGCGATTTCATCGCCAGCCCACTTCTCCCAGGTATCGGCAGGATGCGGGCCACGGCGCTTGCCATTGAGGTACCATTGCGCTAGTGCTTCGTGAATTCCGATTCCGAACCACAAAGCATCCGCTTGCGGAGACCGCTGCCGGTAACCTTGGCGATACTCCCACCACCAGCGTTGCGGACAGCGCTTGAATGCACTACGCTCTGAAGTGCGTAGTGTTGGAAGTGTCGCCGCTGTCATATAGATTGCCCCTTCAAATCTTCAGGGTCCTAGACGGTAACGGGCCGGGGCGGGCTGGTCGTTGCCGTCTAGGACGCTCAGGATTCCCTACGGACCAAGCCCGGCTATGCGGCGGGCGGGCACCCTTGACATAACCGGGCTTGGCGTCTAGTAGGGGGCTTCCGCTGCCGCCTTGGAGGCGTTGGACGGACGCCCGCGACCACGCTTGACGGGCGCGGCGGCCGGAGCCGGGGTTGCCGGAGCGGTAGCGGCGGCCTTGCGGGGACGACCACGGGCAGGCCTGGCCGGCTCGGGCTCAGGCTCTGGTTCCGGCGCGGCGCGCTCGGACTTGCGGGCTTCGCGCTGAGAGATGTTGAATTCGGACTTCTGGAAGTGCGGGTACAGGGCCGAGCCGAGCGACAGGAGCTTGTCCACGGGGACATCCTCCAGGGCCGCGACGTTGTCTTCGAACCAGACAACGTAGTCGGACATCGTCGGGGACAGATCCTTGTCGAGGTACCGCTGGAAGTCGACCTGGCCATTCTCTTCGGGGTCAGGCTCTGGCGGCGCGACTACGGCCGCCCTGCGCCCTCGTGCTGCTGGCATAGGGGAATCCCTCCTGGGGTGAGGCATTTTCGCGTTACCCTTCCGAGTATACTCCGGCCCGGAGCGGATGGCTACCCCCTTTCGCGATGAACTTTCGGTATGATCCGAAAGCTCGAAACGGCCGGGCGCGATGTAACGGAGGGTAATGAAGCCATCCGAATTCGGAACCTTCCATTCCTTTGATGGTTTCCTGACATCGTCGGCCGTATACTTCATGACGAACCGCGCCATGTCGATAGTAAAGCCGTAGCCGGAAACGAGCGCTTCCATGATGACGGCAATATTCCGGGCCACGGGATTTCCTTATTTGCCTAGAAAGTTATTCACGATGGGCGGATATATTACCGCCAGAAGCAGGAACATCAGGCATAGCATGATGATGGTCATTGTCATGCCCATAGCGATGTTCCCGACGATGCGCATCCTCTTGTAGTTGGGCTCCACTGTATCTCCTAGTGCGGGTAGTATGGGCGTTCTTCTCCGAACCAGATCTGCTCGTCCGCTTCGTGACATAGGTACAGATGAATAAGATTGCGTACCTGCTGGCGCGGTTCGTCATATGTGTTGATGTCTACGGAGACGTTGAGAGGCTTCAGGTTGTCATCCTCATCATTGTCATTATCGGCACACCACACTTCCAGGCATAGCCTACGGCTCGCGCGGTCTACTGATACCTCACCGCGGTTGTCGCCCCTCTTGACGCCGTAGGACCACTGGAATATTTCCAGCTCGTGTTCGATTTCGGTCATGATCCGGTCGATGCTACTCATGGAGCTTCCAGTTGCTTTCCTTCGGCCTGCGTACTATTGAGTCGGCGTAGCGCTCGCATTCATCATACTCTTCGCCGGTTAGGGGATCTGGCCATGCTTTCCCGAACTCACGGACCTTGTCGGCAAATGCCTCGTACCACTTGTTGTCTAGGTCGAATTCCGTCGGTTCGGTCGGCATTATGCGTCCTTCCCTGCGATAGCCATCTCGCTGAGGCGACGGGGGCTAGCTGTCGATACCGCTGCGCGCTGCTCTTCGTTCAGGAGCGCGATCCATTCGTCGATGCTGTCTACCGATACGAGCCGGTAGATGGTGACCTGGTGCATGCGGCTCACCCGGTGAATACGGGAGAACAACTGCTCATCCCGGTCGGAGATCCATGGCATGTCGAGGACAACCATCTCATCGGCCGCGTCCAGGGTGATCGACTCACCGCCCGCATCACGGTTCAGGACGACTACGCGCAAGTTGTCGTTCGTGTCCTGGAACCGCGCGACGAGATCCACACGGTCCCTGTCGCTAGTCGCGCCGGTAAGTGTCAGAACCTCCAGGCCCGTCTCCTTGCGAATCTGTTCGGCCGCTAGCCCGACGATGCTGCTGAAGCTGCTCGCGACCACAATCTTGGCTTCGGTATCCTCGCGTTCCTGGATGAAGTCGATAAGCCAGTCGATCTTGTTCGACGGCATGCGCGGGATTAGGTGTTGCCTGGTGTCACCTAGGACGTGGGCGGCTGTTGCGAATTGTCGGAGTCTGGTGATTTCAGCAAGGACTCCCGTCGCAGTGATCCGTGCGCCATCCTGGAGAGTTGCTTCGGCAAGCTTCTCCATATCCCAGTACGCTCGGGACTGGACTTGCTCCATGTCAAGCTGAACGTAACACTGACTGTTCGGGTCTTCTGGGTCGATGGGAGTTCCTGCGTAGTTGATTGGCGGGAGATCTGGTGCCGCATCTTTCTTCTCTCTCTTGATGTAGTGTGGGCGAAGCATCCGGTCCCATGTGTCCGGGTCGCGCGGTTCTAGGACCTTGCCGCCGTTCCCGACAATCTTGCCGTACCGGCCATCCTCGACACCGAAGTGCTGTTCAGCCCAGCTCCAGTAGCTGCTGAACTTCTTATCATCTAGCCAGTTGAGAGTTCCCCATCCTTTCTCAAGCTTGCTACGGAACGGAGTGCCTGACAAGGCTATGGCTAGCCCGCCGGGCCTGAGTCGCTTGCGTATCTTCATCGCGCCGAACCGGGCCTGTGTAATACGCTTGCTCTGGATGTTAGCGGTGCTGGCTAGCAGGTTGTGGCTCTCATCGAAGATGATCGCATCCCACGTTCGCTCCGTGAGGAACGGCCATTCAGGAGTCGCGTGGTACTCATGCTTGGGATGTCCGTACGGCGGACGACTGTCCTCAAAGGCACATATGCCGCCCGGCCCGGACGGGCAGAATTCGCGGCGCTTCGCGCGGACCATCTCGATGTTTATGATCAACATCTTGCGAGTGCCGGGGATCTCTACGGAGTGATCTGCGAAGTCGGCCATAGCCTGCTCGCGTTCGGCTCGGCCACCCTGCGCAACGAACGTGGCGATTCCTGGCGCCCAGCGCATCGTCTCGCGCTCCCACACGGTACGTACCGCCGTACGCCGGCAAGCGACAAGGATCTCCTTGGCGTCATTCTCGATAACAGCGGCGAGTGCCTGAAGCGTCTTGCCAAGGCCGGGATCATCGCCAAGGATGACATTCTGACCGGCGAGGATGAAGGCGGTTCCCGCGATCTGGTATGAGCGATTACGCATCGCCCTCATCAGGTCCGGCGCTTCCGCCTCAACACGCGGGAAGCTGACCTTGTTGATCTTCTCCTCGCGGATATCCTCCAGCTGGTTTTCCTTGGCAACAGCCGCGCGAGCCCAGTCTGCGAGTGCCGGCAGGATCTCTAGATCTGAGCCGAATTCCTTGCGTAGTGCCCGACAGGTATCCATCGACAGCGGGTAGGACCATCCGACGAATATGTTTGGCGTTACTGTCTTGTCCCAGTCCGCACGGGCACCTGGAACGTTCTTCGCTGCCCGAGGACCTTTGCCCCCGGCGTAATCAATCTTGGCAAGGACGCGCTTTCCGTCCGTCGTTACAACGGCCTTCATTAAGGCCCCTTTCTCGCTCTCCCGGTAGCCTTATCCTACCCTACCGGCCGCCGGAAAGCGAATTCTGTTTAGATGCCTAGTTTATTGCGTGTTTCGTGACCAGCTGGCCCTATGTACTTGAGTTCGCCCATCTTCATCTGGTAAGCTGGGTCCAACCATAGCCGCTTACCTTGGCCAGGAATGTACACGCGCATCGACCAGTAGTTTCCACGTCCGCGCTCCAGTACAACAAAACGGATTGTATGCGGAGTCCAGTCGGGCGGAAGCTTCCGGGTGCTCTCCCACACTTCCCCGACTTTCGGAAGTCCCGTGCGGGTAGGCATTAGTAGTCGCCAGCTTCATGGTAACCGTGACTAGGCTCTTCAGGTGGTGAATTCTTACTCTCCTGCTTGTAATGCGTGTTGACGTTGTAGTTGCCCTGTTCGACTAGTTCTCGCGCGGTATTGAGGATCTCCAGGATGCCTTCTTTGCCCTTGACGGGGCCTCGAACGTCAATTATCATCTTGCCTATGTCGGACACCGTCACCAGCATCAAGATGCTTCTAGCCATTATTGTCTCCAGGTATTTCTAGGGATCGGATGTCGCCGCCGTGTATGGCCGAGGCAACTTTCCAGTTGGGGATGTAGTCGTTCAGTAGTTTCCGCCATGATACCCGTAGCGGCTTGTCTGGAGCATTCGTGTAGCTCGGCCATCTCTTGTGGATGATGTCTAGGCATTCCTTCTCGGCAGCGGTTCGTGCCTCTATGGTGCTGTACTTCGCGGCGAATCCTCCCGGGCTGTACCGCTTAGCTACCGACACCGCCTTGACGTCGCAGTGAGCGAGCCATGGAATTCCACGCTTGATACCTTGCCTGGCTAGTTCGGTATCCTCCCCGATCGTGTGAAGCTTAGTGTCGAAGTTCCCACAGTCGAGCGCTGTCTGGACGTTAAGTCCGAACACCTGAAACCCCCAGCCGCCAGGACACAGGATGGCACCATGGTTTCTGGAGATGGCTCCGCCGGTGAACATGTCATGGATGGATCGTGTAGCGCCGATGCCAAGTACTCCTGGCTTCTCGGCTTCCTCAAGCAGGAGGCTCGCGTTTGAGTTGGAGTGAATGTGGATGTCGTCATCGCTCATGATGATCGAGATGAGTGCCGTTTTCTTGGCATGCTGAACACAGAAGTTCCGGGCGTACCCGATGCCGCGCGCGGACAGAGGCAGCGGGAGGATGTAGACATTCTTGCCCCAATTCTCCTCACGCTTGAGCTTGCCGTGGATGCTGAATTCCATGCGGTCAACCACGAGCCGTACCTGAATGCCCTGGTCGATCCAGTTGGGTACGGTCTTGCGGAGCATGTCGATGCGGCTCATGGTTGGGATGTAAACTACATCCATTATTGTCCTCTATTCCTACGGCACTCAGGACCCGCACTAAGCGAACGGCTGAGCTCGTCAGTCAGGTGACGGTTACAGTGTCGGCAGTTCCCGATTTCCTGGCCGTACCTGAAGCCGGTCACTTCGACACCTTCGGCCAGGATCGCTTCCAGGACCGTGATCTTCATGAGCCTGCTGACGTTCAGGTCCGGCTTCCCGCCGACGATGCGCTTGACGAACGTACGCCCGGCGTATGCGCCCTGCTCCGGGCGATCTACCCGCCAGAAGTCGAAGTCATTGTTGCCGGTGAAGCTCTTGGTGGCGTAGTGCCCGCGTGGTATCGTGGAGTAGTCAGCGTCCTGGAACTTGGGGGCTTCCATCTTTGCTCGTTCCTCAATAGGGCACTGTCCGTCGAGGTGGGAGACAACCCACTTGCCGTCACGGTTCTTGTCGACACGACCCGCCATCGACGGGACTAGGACGCCGCATCTCACGCACGCGTTCTCGTATTTGTTCTGGCGGTGATTTGACAGGTTCGATTCCGTCACGCCATAGCAGGCCCGCACGTCCGCGACGGTTTCGTGCTCATGACCCTTACCACACTTGATACTCATCGTATCTCATCTCTTCTCCGGCCGGTTCCTTACCGGCTAACCCGAGTATACCCTACGGAAGGCTTTCCGTCGAATCGGCAGGAATCTCTTTCAGCTCACGTTCCATGAAGCCGTATACGTAATTGTTCAGGATCTGATTGTCTAGCCTGACCCAGACATCCCAGGTCCATTGTGGTTCATGTAGGTGTACGACTGTGCCTGTTTTGCCGCTAAACAGCGAGCCGCTAGGTTCCTGCCTTACCCTGACTCGTGTCCCCGTCTTCACCACTCCTCACTGACCTTTACCCAGAAGTGTCGTGACCCTCCGGTCTTCAGCTTGACGGAGATGCGCACAGCATTCGGCGTGATCTCCTTTGCCTCGATTGATTCGACTTCCTCGGGCTGTGACTTCAGAGGCGGCGCTACGCCCGGCGGGAGCAGGTGATGCTGTACCGACGTGCGTATCATGTCACGTACCGGATCGTTCAGTTTGCCGGACATTGTTCTCCTAGAGGTATGGGTGAATAAGCGTGACGAACTGACGAGTCGTCATGATGACGATAACGAATACGGATTCAGGATTAAGGATGCAAGCAATCTCCATACAGATGATAGTCTTCACTGACTGAAGTATTAGTTCCGGCATTGTGCCTCCAATAGGCCGGGCAGCCGGCCCCTGTTCGACTGCCCGGCAAAGGATTAATTCCAGTTGGACGTTTCTACATCAGGATCGGTTTTGTCAATTAGCCTCTTCTCACTCCACAGGTCTACGACGTTCGTCGCCGGGACTTCCTTGACCGTGTCTGCCTTATCCCACAGATCTCCCCATAGGTCATTAGGCTTAGCGTCCGGCATCGAGTGTGGGTTACGCAGGTAGCTGTTCACCGCGTCACGCATGCCGTTGATCTGCCTCGCATGAGTCCGCGCGGGAATCTGCGTGCCGGTCACGGAGGTGAACGCCCAGTGTTGTAGGCGGCCGTGGACGATGACCTTCCCTACGGGGAGGTTGTCGTACGAACTGGAGATCGTGTAGATGGTCTTGCGCTTGTTGGGCGTCTTCACCTCGGTCACGATGTATGGCATTTACTTCTCCTCTGCTACCGGGATGGTGATAGAGAACTCTTCACTGGCCGCGTAATAGCTGGCCAGCTCATCAGCCGTGAGGTAGATGGTGCCGACGATGTCGACACGATACATCCCGTCGTGAATACCCATGTCGCAGAACCTAGGCATGCCATTCGATATTCGAATCTTCATAGTGTCCTCGTGACGTTGTCCGGCGCGGTATACTTGGTCTTGTGAATTCCCGAATGCTGACTACTAACCTTCAGCCACACGGACATCCCCGGGTGTTTGGTGTCCATATGTCCTTTCAGGATGGTAGGTGCGTGGCGTGGTGAGCTGACGCTTCGGGTGATGAGTGGATCGTCATGGAGCGGGCATTCAAACTTCCAGATGCCCTCACCATCATGTGTTGCCGTTAGGATCGGCATTGTTGTTCGCACCGTAACCCTCCTCTACAATACGTAGCTTGACCGGCGAGTACTTCATGCCCTCATCCGCGCAGCCGCCACACATGGGGTATGGCTGATCGATGCATGCTGAGCATGCCCACTTAACGCGGACATGCCCCCTTTCACATTCCGCCTCGTACATGGTCTCGGTCGGGTTGCCGCACGGGATCATCAGCGGCCTATGTATTACCTCGCACGTGCGCGTCACGGTAGCCTCTTGGATCTAGTCAGCGCCTCACGACGCCCTTCGAACTCTTTGCGTATCTTCTCGGTTGCCGCGAAGAATTCATCCATGTTGACTTGCCCGCGCAGAGCCTGCTCTAGCGCGTACTCGGCGGTGTCGCGACTCAGTAGTATACGCTCAAGCTTCCTGAACTTCGCAACAGCATCTTCAGTACGCCAGTCCATCGATGCCTTCCCGGAGGGTTACCCTCCTTTTTCAGATCAGGCCAAGGAGGGTAACCCTCCCTTTTCTGGCACCCGCTTTTCGGGTACTCTCCCCCGATTATAGCGCGTCCGGCGCGGGTAGGGAAGACGTACGCGCGATTACCGGCCGTACGTACGGCTACCCCTACCCGCGCGGCGAGCGGACGCTAGCGCGCGCCGAGCGAAGCCTATGATGTTGTTACCCTAGCTCCTTGCGTTGTCCCGATGATGCCTGCGGGTTGAGGCTCGCCGTGTTGGCGTGCGCTACCCCCTTCTTGTATGCGGTCGCATTGAATGTAGATTTCTTGCCGGCCGTCTGCTTGGCGCTCGGGAAGTCGTCGGCTAGCGCGTCGGCTATGTTCTGGCTCTTGTCCGCTAGCACCAGTTCCGCGCCTGTCCCCCGCTGCCCGGCGATCTCACGGAGCCGCTGATTGATGCGGGCCAGGTAGCCGAGCGCCGCATTGCGCCGGTAGGTTTCTGATCCGGCGGGTGAAATTCTCAAAAAATTTTCTGCGCGGGAGGTCAGCTCGGCCTCGTAGGCTCGCTTGATGCGTGCGATCGACCGCGCCCAGCTCGCCCGCTCGCCCGTCTCGCGGTTCACGTACATATTCTGTGCCTCGCCCGGCTGCGATTCGACCTTGTACCAGCCGTACGCTTTGGCGATGTCGAACCAGTTGAGTCCTGCGTTGTGGAGCTCATACGCATTCTCACCCAAGGTCTTATTGGGGTCTGGCTTTGGGAAGATCGCTCCAAGCATGTGGAGGTGGATGGTGGTGAACAGCATCTCAAAGTACCGGAGATCCGACTCATAGCCGTACACCCAGACGTACTCCTGGATGCCGGCCATCTTGTTGCCTGAGTGCTCCATCCAGATGGATGAACACTTACAGAACTTCGACACGATGTTGACCAGCGTCGCCAGCTCTGTGAGGAATGGGTTGCCTTCTTCGCCAAGATCAATCTTGACGCGAGTCGGCGTGAGGCCGACAGGTGCGTCCCTGGCTGTCTGCCATTCCTCGACAGCGTAACGCTGCATCATCACATCAGCTCGCTCGCGGCACGCATTAGCCTCGAACATGCTGTTCTGGTCCTTGGATGCCTCCAGGGACTCGGCTTTGCTGATCAGGGCGCGGATCTTGTCGAGAATGCGGTCGAGTTCCATTTGCCTACTCCGCGCTGAAGCCGAACTTGCGTGCGGTAATCTCTGCCGTCTCCCAGTTGATTGCCTGCCTCGCAAGCTCTTCCTGATCCTGTCGGGCTGGCGCGGGTAGTTGCGGCCGGTACGCCGAGATGTACTGTCCGTGTACTCCGTCCAGGACTTCACCTCCAACTTCGGTATGATAGGACAGGGCGTTGCCGTTCGCGATTGTCGGCGACACCCATTCGACCTCATTCATTGTAGACAACCATGACCCGTGCCGTATGTCCATGGTAGGCATAATCACTGGCTCCGGGTGGTTAACGAACTTGACGAGTACGTAGAACATACTTCTCCTTCAGGTCCTAGAACGGACGCTAAGCCGATTTCCTAGCGGGTACGTATTACCCTACCGGAGTAGCCTAGCGTCCGTCTAGAGCCGGTTTTACGCCTCTGGCAGAGGCTAGCGGAAACGGGACGCGAGACGGGATTCTACCCCCGATTTGTTAAGGGTGAGGCGGCCCTCTTTGATCGCGAGCGGGCCAGCGACTCCTTCTGTCCCCCAGGTAGTGCCCGCGCGGACCTGTCGGAAGTGGCCCAGGATGGAGTACGCATGCCCCTGTAGCTTGTAGAAGGCGTCGTGGTCGCCAGGCTTGAAGCTGCCCGACACCGTGATGATGCCATCGCGACCGCGCACGGTCAGCCCGTAGCTTTGGGCCTCCTTCCTGATCTCTTCGGCTCTGACGTCTAGTTCCGACATCGTATTTCCTTTCCTTCCCTACCGGCCGGATTCCCTACCGTCCGCACGGCGCGTAGCCGTAGCCTAGCGGACGCGCTAAGCCGCGCGCGTACCCGGGTACCTAGGCGTTAGCGCGCGGCGTAGCGTCGATCCTACGGCCTGACAGGAGTCATTAGCAAACGGGGAACGAGAACGTTGAAGGGTCGGTCGCATTGAAGCATTGCGCCGAGGCAGGTGGTGCCGGATTCGCGATCTTGTTGAGGGTGCTGACGGCATTCACGCCGACAATGATTCCGGCGATGATGCTGACGGCCATCACAAGTGCGATGAACACGACCGCATTACGAGTCTGCCGTGCGTACCTGTCCCCGGCTGATTCTACGGGGATGGTGGTGATTATGTCTGTCATGATGATCCTTTGTTAGATGTCGGCTAGGCCGCAGACAATCGCGATCCAGGAGTCGAGTTCAGAAACGGTGTTGATGTTGATCGTCTTCCCGGCACGCTTGCCGTAGCCTTGTGCCTTGCCGGTTATGAACCTGACTTGTGGACCCTGATTGCCTGGCTTCTTCTGTAGCCAGCCGACCGAGTACAGGTTCTTGGCGAACAGGTTCTTGCCCTCAATGCTGAGGTAGTAGATCGTGCCGTTGTCGTACTCCTTGATCTCGATGGTTGCCGTGTGGTATCTGGCCTTCTGGTTGATGGCATTGGCGTATGCCTTCGCGATCTCAAAGGCGTTGCCCCTTACCCTGATGGGCATCAAGCCTCCTTGTTGAGTGGCCGGTTCTGAGCACCGCGCGCGACCAGCCAGTCATTGAATGCCTCGTAGGTTGCGGCCTTGGTCCTGATGTCCGTGCCCATCGCCTCATTGGCTAGGACTCTCGCACTGCGGCCGCGCCGCTTGAGTCCCCTAGTTTCGAGCCATAGCGCACCGCGCACAGCCAGGAGCCTGACGAACTCGATGTTGTCTGCCCCGGTGATCACGATGGCCGGTGTAGGGTCTTGCGCTTCCATTTCAGCTCCTGGGTTCCCGTAGTTGTCGAGGTGGTCATCAAAGCCCTTCATCGTGTCCTGCCCCTGATAGCAGTTATGATTAGCAGGATGATCATCACCGTGACAATCGTCAGGATCATGCCTGCTATATCCATTATTAGCGGGTAGTACGTCATCACTTCCCCTGGTTCAGGTGAGCCCAGAGCTGGGACTCGTAGCTGGCGATCCGGCGGTCATGGCTGATGATGGCAGCTCGCTTCGCGCGGACTTGGTTCACGCGGTGACGCCGCGCCGCGATTCGGAACGGCAGGCCTACTAGCCACACCGTCGTCAGGAATGCTCCCTTCAGGATGAGGAAGTGGATGTACAGGATGAACCCGATAAGTTTGAGCAAGAGCGGAATCGCCCTGGCCACGAAGTAGACTGTTAGGTAGATCATTACGACTCCTGCTTGATGACTGGCTTCATGACTGGCTTCGGGCGTACGCCGCTACGCTTCGCGCGGCTATTGGCTGTCGGTAGGATCAGGCTCGGCAGCTTCGGCTTCTCTTTCTTTGGCATTGGGATACTGGATCGCGTTCCTACATCTAGTGCCCGGACGGTCGCGGTTTCGACCAGAGCCTGTTCGCCGGTTGGGACGCCATCGTCATCCTCGTAATCCTGGTACCATGAGCACGGCTCGATGTAGTAGCCGAATGGCTCAAACATCCTGCCGAACTTGTTTTTCTCGCAGACGATCGTAGCGCCGGGGAATCCGCGCCCGGCACCGCTGTCCGGCTGAACCTGGATGACGAAGTCGGCGGCATTGAACAGCCGTCCCGAGCCAGACATCTTTGAGCCGTTCCCGACTGGGTGAGCTACCGCGAGTACAACGCAGTCGAGTTCCCGCGAGAGCCACTTCATTCCCTGGATACTACGGTTCGCACTGGCCTCATTGGCGATCGACAAGCTCGGCGTAAAGTCAGAGAAGCTGTCGAGTATGACGAGCTGAAGGTCAGGGATCTGGCGCAGCGCGTCGGCCGTAGCGCGTAGGGACTGGGTTGGCTCTCCCTGGTTCGCCAAGGGCAGGATGAACGGCTCGGTCATATAGAACAGATTGTCGTCCGTATACGGGGGAAGCTCGTCAAGCCACATCTTCGCACCCTCCATCTCACCGCCTCTCGCTTCAGCGATCTGCGCGGCGATGGCTACCCGGTCATTCTGCTCCCTGGCTAGCCGCGCCTGCTTCCGTACGCCCGCGTCATACAGGCCTTCACCCAGGCAGATCGCTACACTGCCTTGAGCTACCCGACGGCCAAAGAACTCGGTGCCGTTCGTAATGGCTAGGGCTAGCTCGCCATTCGTGACCAGCGACTTCCCGACGCGCGACGGACCCCAGATAAAGCCGACACCTACCAGTGGGATCATTCCCTCGACCAGGAAGTCCGGTGGGGACGTATCCAGGTCTTCCGCATTCACCAGCGTCATTCTTCCCGCCCTTTCCTACGGCCGCTCGCTAGCGGCCTACTCCGTAAGTCTACCCTACCGGCCGCGCGGAAGCGAATCTTGTTTAATGTGTTGAAGCCCAGCCACACCCCGCATGGCTGGGCCTCAATTCGTCAGTCTGGCGGGTCCATGATGTCCCACCAGGATGGCGGCGGATCGTCAGTCCTGGGGCCATTCCAATGGCCGTCAGTCATGTCTTCAAGTTCCGCTTCGGCGCGGAAGCGCTCCTCGCGGGTCAGCGTCTTGTCGAGCGCTATGCGCTTCAGGTTCTGGACGTACTCGGAATCTGACGTCGGTGGCCCGGTCACATCTTCGAATGGCTCCTGCTCCAGCGTGATGCCGATCTCGCCGCCATTCTGCTCGTGGTAGTCGTCCAGGATTGAGACGAATGGGATGAAGTCGTCATCGACATCCACGAAGACGTCATTGAAGAGCAGTGTCCGGCCAGCTTCGGCACTGGGATCGACCGTCAGCTTGAAGTGGTCGGGACTGTGACTGGTATGTTCAGTCGTATCCCTGACGCGCGTGATCATGTACTGGTTGTCCGCCACCTGAGTGACGTAGATCTTCTCGGTGAGTGCCCACTCACGGAAGTTATCTGTCGACACTTGTCCTCCTAGGACTCGTCGCGGTTGATTGGGGCCGGAGGGACATCCAGGGACATCTCCTCCATGGTGTTGCCGTCATCGACCGGGGACATCGACTCGGCGCAGTCCTGCGTCAGGATGGCATCGGCCAGCGAGTGGAGAATGGCGGACACGGTCTCACGGTTAATTCCGTGCCCTAGAGCGATCCGCGCGGCCACGGTTGAGTTGTACTCGAAGAGGTTGAGCGCAAAGCTATCACGCTCACGCTTCCACTGCTCTTGGAGCTTGTCGCTAGTTTCCTTGTCGATTGGCATTTCCTCGCCTTTCTCTCCGGCCGCGCGTTCGCGACCTATCGCTAGGGTACCCGAACGCGCGCCGGAAAGCGAATCGGACAAACTAGGGGTTCAGGTCTGAGGACTGGAATGCACCGTATGCCTTGGAGGCAATCATCACCAGCCGCGCGTCGACACCCTTGGGGAACAGATCTGCGTACTCGCGCTCGATCCACTGCGTGAAGCGGACCATGGCCGGCGTGATCTCCTTGGTGGCGTAGCTGCGGTGTCCGGTGACGCGCGGCTCCTTGGCCGGCTTTGGCTCTGGCTTCTTCTGCTTTGCCAGTTCCCGCGCCAGCGCTTCCGACTGCTCCTTGATGGCCGCCGCCTTCGCGGCCCTGGTCTGGGCAGCCTTCTGAGCAGGCGTCAGGATCTCAGGCGCTGGCGCCTTTGCGACCGGCTTGGTTGTCGTCACCAGCTCGGGACCGGAACGGCCGGACGGTCCCTGGTTTGACTCGGCATTCTTGCTCGGACGCCGGTTGCGACGAGTCGGAATCTTCTCGGCTTGGGTGGTAGACATTAGTCGCCTTTCTGGGTGATTCTCGGTTTCGCTTACGTACGTAGCTTACCCGCTACGCGGGGTTGCGTCTAGTCCTCATTTTCCGGGCGCAGGCGCACGAAGTTGATGTTGACCTCATACAGGCCGGTGACGCTCTGGATGAAGTACCAGCCATCCTCCAGGAAATTCCTGTCGGGTGCGTTGGGTGACGGGGCACCAATCGTGTCATACACGGTGCCGTCGATGTCGAAGATGTCCTCGACACTGAACTTGACCTTGGTGCCTATCGGGTATGGATGTTGTATGGTCATACTGCTCCTAATGCGGCATATGGGTGATGGTCTTGCCGACTTCCCCGTTGAGCTGGCCCATCTGGATCGCATCCACGAACTCGGTGTACTCGCCGTACAGATCTGGTTGTGGCACGCTGTTGATCAGCATCGTGCCTGTGCCGTCATCGACACCCAGGACGAACGCGCCTGGCCCATGAATCCGCGCGACGAGTACGGTGCTGTCGCTGATTACGGTGAGCTTGACTGCCTCGTACAGCGCCCAGTTGATGTCTGCCTCGTTCATCTTCGCCTCTCAGGACATCTTGACGACTAGGGTACACGGCTGGCTGACGTAGCTGACATCCTCGAACCAGCCATCCATGCCGTTTGTTGACGCCCAGCTTGTCGCCGAGTGAAGGTTCGCGAACCGAATCCGCGCGGACCCGACATCCTTGGTCAGCAGCTCACCGTGGTACGCCCTGAGGATGACCTGGGAAAGCTTCTGGTCCATCGTCAGCTCGAATTCGTCAGACATTCGCTTCTCCGTTCCTCCGGCCGCGCGTTCGCGGCCTTACGTCCGTAGCCTACCCGATCGCGCGCGAATCTCCTAATCGTGGTCAGGGTGGATTGGCCTGCGGACGATGACGTCAAAGTGGTCAGGCCATGAGAATGTCCGGTCACGGGCAACCTGGAAGCTGATCTCCTTTCCTGGCATTGGAGTGCCGCTCTTGCTGCCTTTGCGTGGCCTGACGACCCAACCATGTTTGCTCTCGATGGTGCGCACGGCACTGTTGACGATCAGGCCGCGCATGTTCATCTGCTTTGGCACCTTGATGACAAAGTCGCCAACGCGCAGATCCTGGATTGCGATGGTTTCCTCCGGGCCGAAATGGATTGTCGGGATTGGATCGTAGCTGCCTGGTGTGGGTGCTGATTCCCGCATGTTTCTCCCTAGAATGGTGGTGTGTTCTCGCTGGCGAGGATGGTGATGAAGCGCTCGACATTACACAGGTGATTCACGGCGTTGACGGCGAACTTGAAGTCTTTGGTCCGGCAGGATCTTGGCTGGCTCACCCAGATGTCGTCAAGGGCGAGGTACACGATATCGCCAATGTAGTTGGCCATGTCGTGAGCACCACCACGGTAGATCTCATAGCGAGTGGCATCTGTATGGCGGCCAGGCTTGATCTTCACGGCGATGTAGTTCACGGGCAATGATGCCTTGAGGACACTGAAGTTGCTGACGCCGAAACCTCTGATAGACATGTTGTCCTTTCGTGGAAGTGGGAAGTGGTAGTGGTAGGATCTCCTCAATGGACCCTCCTTGCAGCGGAGGGTTACCCTCCTTACACCACTGACTGTGAAGTGGTCAGCTCAAGGCCATAGCCATTCTTGTCAGTCCAGTCGAACACGTAGTTCAGTCGTGCGGTACGATCGTGGAGTCGTACCCACTTGCCGTAGAACTTCTGCTTGTACTCATCGCGGTCGGCCGCGTCGTTGAAGATGACGAAGATGGTGGGCATGCCGTGAGCGTCAATCCACTTCCGGCAGAGGTTGTAGTTGACGTTGACGATGCTGCCTACGACGGCCGCGAAGTCGATGACTTCTGGGGTTTTCGTTGGTCCTGTGACGTACATTTCGTGTCTCTCTTTCCTCTACGCTCCGGCGTTCCGGCGCTACGTACGGAGTCTATACGACGGAATCGGCGATAGCGAATCGCTTGTTTTCGCTGGTCAACACATTTTGGTGGTGTCGGTGGCTGGCTGGCTGGCCGGGACAACATACACACACATTTCGCGGGAATTTTTCAAAATCATGTGCGCGGGATGAACGCCCATCGGCTGGGGTCGACCCCACTGGGGTCAATTGAGGTCGAATGTAGTCGACTACATTTTTTAGGCCCTGGTTGAACTCAAAAATTATTTCTGACATTTTAGTCAAACTCGAAAATTTTTCCTGACATTTTAGGCAAACTCCAAACTTATTTTCGACACTATAATCAAACTCAAAAATTATTTTGACGCCGCTAGGCGACGGGACACAATTTTTCAATCTACTGTAGTCGACTACCTCAGACGCCCATCGGTCGTACCCCAATGTTTTCGCCTCCTCCCGTTTGTAGTCGACTACCTTTTCCCTACGCCGGTAGAACGCGATCCGGCGCGCCGGAAATTCCCGGAAAATCCGGCGGATTTTCGGAATATTCCGCTCGCCGCGCGAAGCGGAGGAGCGCTCCGAATTTCGTTCGGAAGCGGAGGAGCGCTCCGAAATTCCCGATTTTCCGCGCGGATTTTCGGGAATTTTCTCCGGGGATTTTCCGTTCGCGCGCGCGCCGCGCGGTAAGTAGGAGTCGCGCGTAAGCGGAGGCCGCCTCCGAAATTCCCGGAAAAAAGAGATCTACGTCTCGTCGGAAAACCGCCTAGAAATTTTCTTTTTCGCGATCCGGCGGGTACGCTTACGTACGTAAGGCCGGAACGAAAGAACCGGCCGAACCTCCGGCCGAACGCGCCGGAGTAGCGCGGAGCTAGCTCCGCTTTCTAACTAAAGAAAAAGGCGATTAAAATCGACGCTAACGTTATTCCCGCCGCCGTAATTCCCGCCGCCGCCGCCGTAAAGGTCGCGTCGCCGGAAAAGACCGCGCCGGTTAAGACGGTAACTCGGAAGCCTAGCGCGAAGCGGCCTACGGCCGCCGAAATCGAGCTAGCGGCTCTTAAGGAGAAGCTAGCGGCGACGGAAGCGGAGCTAGCCGCTAGCGCGGCGCGTAAGCCTAGCGGGTATAAGCTCGCTAGCGTAGCTCCGCGCGCGATGACGGAATTCGCGACCTGGATTGAGCGCGAGTTCCCGGAGTTCGGAAAGGTCGACGCGCGTCTCGTTACGGTCGCGAGTAAGGCCTACCGCTATTTCCAATCGTCGGACCTTAATTCGTATTCGGGTTAATTCCTCTAGAATTCGAATTTCCGCCCGGAGTAATTCCGGGCGGTTATTCGGACTCTAGGAACCAAATAAATTCCCATTCAATCATAAGGATTTCCAATGAATGATTCAGTCATGTTCCAGTCACTTTCAGGAATATTTCACCGCGTTGCTGTCGAGGACATCCAGGGCGCGATCTGCCATGACGATGACTCGATGGTAGTCGTCTACACTGCCGGCGACTGTGACGTGTTCCGCGCGGTCAGCTGTGTGCCTGCCTACCGCGCAGAGCTTGAGCTGATTGCCCTGCGCTCAGCGTAGCCTGCCTGCCCCAGCCTGCCCAGTCCTAGTGGCTGGGCAGGCACACACACATATTGCCTGTGCGCCCATCGGTGACCAAAAACTTCAGTGGTTGGGGGTGGTATTGCCTACCCTCCCGATTGACCCTCCGCCAGCCAAGGAGGGACACTGCCCAGGAACCGCGCGAGCCATAGCATTGGACTGTTGTGGGTGTCGCCTCGTGCCCTGCCTGGCTGGCTGTGGCTGGGTGCGGCTGCCTGCCTGCCTGGGTGCGCCCATCGGTGGGCACTGCCGCCTACCTGCGCCCATCGGTGACAGTGCGGAGTCCCTACTGCGGTCGACTAGCTCCCAAATGGCTGTATACTAGGCGGTGTGCGCAGGGTACCCACACAGCACCACCCCCGTGAGACGCCCATCGGTGGGCTGTGAGGTGGCCATGCTAGCACCCAGCACGCCCATCGGTGGGCAATGGGGTGGGGGAGGACCCCCGACAAGGCTCAGGGGTGAGACCGTGGCGCACTAGCCGTCGTAAAGCGCGGCCAATTGTGGAACCTTGCCTGTTTGCCATTCCAGCCAATGCCCATGTGTGTGTGGAAAAGCCCGGCAGGCAAGTCGCCTACCGGGCCATGGTTGTTGGGCTGTTACTGCTTCAGGTCTACCTTGACCAGCATACCCCCTACCTTCACGGGGCCGACGTTGACGGGGACCGGGCCGACACAACCGAGTCCGTTGGGGGCGATCCCGGCGGGGTCACTTCCGGCGTGGGTCGGCTCGACAGTAGCGCACAGCGTCACCGTGCCGTCGCCGTTGTTGGTCCAGGTCTTGCTAGTGAACTTGAGCTGTTCGAGGACGCCTGGGGCGATGAAGAACGTACATGCGCCTCCCTGACTCGTTGCGGTGCCGTCAGACAGTAGGCCGCCTCCGGTCCAGCATCCCTGGCCGTTTGCCGCGACGACGAACGAGCCTACTACAGATGCTCCTGAATCGGCAAGAGCGGTGCCGGAGAACCCGGCTACCGCCAATGCCGCCGCCGATATGGCGACTGCTGCGGATTTCCTTATAGACATTTGTCCCTTTCGCTTTCCGACAGGGCTTTCCTGCCGGGTATAGCCCCGCCCGTGCGCCAGCGGTTTCTGGGGAGGTTGTGTCGCACGGGCGGGAGTCATTAGGGCCTACGGGGAGGTAGGTTTATGGGGAGGTCACAGGCCCGGATGATCTTGGGGCCGTCCTGGCCGGTCACGGCGCTACCCTGAGAATCGGGCTTGGGCGTCGATGACGCTTGTCCCTCTGGAGGTACGTACCTCGACAGTAGCCGAACGGGAATCTTCTTTGGCACGACGAGCGATCTCCTTGCGAATAGCACCGCGGTGTTCGCGGGACATGAAGAACCCGGACTCGATGAGTCCCTTGGGGCTGTAGTTCCGGGGGTACTTGTAGCTGTTCTTCGCCGCGTCCGGCGTCCAGGAAGACGTCAGGTACCGCGCCCGGACTACGCCGCAGCCACGGTCGCACGAGCCGACGAGGAGATGGGCTCCGTGTGGGCGCTTCTCGATGTTGTCGTACAGGTCCGCGTTCCAGATATGCCCAAGGTCCCAGCACACCAGAATTACTGTATCAACCTCGCCGACCCATTTCTTGAACTGCGGTTCTAGCATTACGTCGCCTTTCAGAACTTATTCGCGTAGTTGGCCTTACACTGGAGCATGATGGACGTTACCGTACTGCGCTCGTTAGGGGTGAACGCCCACCCTTCATCTTCGGAGCGCTTCAGCAGCCAGTCGAGAAGGTCTATGGTGAAGAGAGGGAGCTGGTCGCCGGACATCTCAAGCGCGTTCGCCCGGTAGGCTACGTCGAGCATAACGTGCATAAGCCCGATGGCATGGCCCCTGTACATAGGCCAATGCTCTTCAAGGTACTGCGATATGAGTAGCACCCTTCCCCCATCCTCTATACCGTCGCTAGGACTAGCCTACCCGATACCGGCCGGAAAGGGAAGGCTTTTCCGAAAACAATTTCCTAGTATGTCCAGAGTTCCGCCGCAAACTCCGGGTTTGAGCGCGCCCGCCGGAGTCCTGTGATGGCGTGACGCAGAGCCGCGCGGACATGGTCACTTCCCTTTGGCCATAGGTTCCATGCCTTCAGGCGCTCATCTGTCGCGGTACTGAATGCCATGCTGCGGCTCTGGAAGTGAAGGGTTGAGTCCCCGAGCTGCTTCTGGTGCTTGAGGAGGGTCATCATCGCGCCTAGGCGAACGGGGGATAGGGCCTCAGGATCGGTCGAGTGAAAGGTAGGGTCCTGGTCCCATGCCTCCATGATGAGGGCGACACCCGTCTTGTAGTCTAGTGACTGAACTTCCCGCGCGAGCCGGGCAATTTCGATTGCCTGCGCGGGTTCCGGCCCTTCAAACTCTCCCCAGTCATGTTCCCAGATGGCGGACGGGGCATCCCCGAATATACAGGCGCGCGGTACTGTCATGAGATACCAGCCGGTTGTACCTCCGGGGTCGATCCCCATGATGTGAAGATGATCTGTCGGCATTCCTCCCCCTCAGTCAATTGCCGAGCCGGCCACAGAGTGCGCTCTTAACCTCCATGACCGGCTCGGACGCACCACGGAGAAAGGCGACTAAAACCGGGGCGCGCTTTCCGAGCCTATCCTACCGGCGAGGGAAAGGGAAGAGGGCAAACGAAACAACTTTCGAGCGGCCGGGCGGAAGAGTATTCTTGTCCGCGAATAAATATCCGGGACTAGACTTGCAGCATGTCTCGGGAGTATACTCGGGTACTTCCGCGTAAACGCGGGGGAAACGGAAAGTAAATAGATGGCGGGCCAGGGTAGCAGCCCCGACCCGCCCGAATGAGGGGAGTAGTCTCATCTCTAACGACTATAGCCGACCGGACGATGGAAGTAAAGACCTTCGCGGAAAGAAGTCTTTCCCATTCCGGGAAGGGGCCGGGTACTACCGGATGCTTGGCTGGACAGGCACTATCCCGGTCGCGCGGCAAGGCACAAAAGCCCCCTTGGTCAAAGGTGTAACTGGACATAATGGCAATGATGTCGATGACGGCGAGCTGCGCCGGCTCATCAGGCAGTACCCACAGGCGAATCTCGGGCTGCGGCTGCCGTGGAACATTATCGGCATTGACGTGGATGCTTATGAAGGCCGGCAGGGCAGCGCAACAATCATCAACCTGGCTGAGCGCCTCGAATGTCACCTGCCGCTTACGTGGCGCTCAACTTCCCGTGCGCCAGAGGATGGTGTGTCAGGGATCTACCTGTTCCATGCGCCTCGCACCGCGCGAAGAGTGTGGGTGACGGACCTTGGCCCTGGCAGCGGTGTCGAGATTGCGCAATATCATCACCGGTTCGCGACTGTAGCGCCGAGTGTCCACAATTCAACCGGGCGCGTGTACAAGTGGTGGCGTGATGATGCGCGGGTAAATCCTCCCCAGCCAGAAGACCTTCCCGACCTGCCGGTTCCGTGGGCGCGGTATCTCATGTCTGAGCGTGACTATGCCATCATGAAGCAGGCGCAAGAGCCGGAAGTCCTGGAGTGGTATGCTCGCGTAGGTCCGGGGGCGATGTGTACATGGATGTCACAGTCGGCCGAGCGGGAAGCTGCTAAGGTGCGTGTTGCTGGGGCGCTAGGCGGACTTCATGACACGCTATGCCAGGCGGTTACGCACCTATGCATGAATGCGGCCGAGGGGCATCTTGGCCTAGAGCAGGCACTCGGCATCATAGAGCATGACTTTTCACACGCAGGACGCCGCCGGAACCTACGCTCGGAGTGGGCCGGGGCAGTCAATACGGCAATGGCTAACGCCGCCGCTATTCCACAGGAAGAAATAGACGTGTGCTCGATGGCGAGCACCGACTGGAGGAAGATGTCGTGAGTGACAACCGCCGTGATGACAATGACGAAATCAAGTTCAGGCTAATAAGCCTTTTTGACGTCCCCGATATAGAGTCAGAAGAGGAGGTGGATGTCTTCGTCCAAGTCAACTGGGATCAGGTTACGCCGAAGTACCCGGATGACTTGAATGAACTGCCATGAACAACAATGGCCACAACGGACTACGCGGTGGAACACAACCTACTGCCGAGCAAGACAATGCGGTAAGGTACTGGGAGGGCATATATGACGCACAAGACGCAGCAAAGGAAATACGCAAGCAGAAAAAACTGCGATCAGGAGGTGATGAAGGCGTATTCAGGAAGATACGAATCATGCCGGAAGACATCAAGGACGCAGAACAGGTCGAGTTCAGCAGTAGTGGTCTACTGCTAGACGTTGGCGTGCATAGAATCTCCGGGCCGCCGGGCGCTGGAAAGACAAGAGTGGCATACTGGGAGATAATTCAAAGAGTTTCATCAGGGCAGAAGTGGGCCGTTCTCGATGCCGAAATGGGGCAGGTTCGCTACAAGCAAGCTATGAAGCAACTCGGCGCTACTGACGACATCATGGGCGATATCTACTACATGGATGCGCTTGAAGGTGGAGTACCTGACATTCTAGAGCACGGACGTGCGCTAACAAGACTCCTACAAAATGGAGGATACCATGGAATCCTGTATGACTCACAAATTACATTCCTCGGCGCATCAGGCGTGTCAGAGAATGACGCACATGAAGTGCGGAACTGGACGGTAGCCGTATCAGGTATGCCATGTGTAATCATACTTGACCATACAGGACACATGAATGAATCGCGCGGCCGTGGCACGTCAGACAAAGCGGCAGGATGCGATGTCGATCTGGTACTAAAGCCTATTAGGCCATTCTCAATAGAGCTATCTGGCAGCATATCGCTAACTGTCAACAAGGACCGTTCCGGCACTATGGCTGTTGATTCATTCATTGATATAGGCATCGAATGTCTTGGGCTAGGCGATATGGACTTTAAGCCCGGCGAATGGATCATAGCGCAACCAGATTACAAGACTACCATAGCAGATTTGATTAACTTCATGACGATGGATGACAAGCGTGAATTCGTCACCGCTACGGAACTACAAAGTAAGCTAAGGGGACGAAAGCAAAGTAAACTAGATCAGATACGAATCGCCGTTGAGAATGGTGAGATTGTTGAGTTTTTTGACGGCAGGAAAACATGCTATTCAGCGGCATGAAACGGTATCCTCAGGGTACCGGGTACCGTTTCGGTACCGCATGGAGGCATCAATAACGGGAAGCGGTACCCCGGTTACCCCCTCCGTAAGGAGGGTACCGGTACCGATACCGGTTATGCCCGGAACTACATTCCAATCTAGCCAGAATGAAAGTCACCGAGGTTAATTGTTACGATATGAGAGTCGGTATCGATTGAGATGTCGCGAATCCCAAAGTATACGAACCAGTCGCCGTCGCGCGGGATGAAGCAAACCAACGCGTCACCGTCGGCATCAAGTTGTGCCAGTTCTCGCGCGGTTTGTGATGCGGTCTTTGGCGTGCCGGTTGGGCGAGCCTCAATTATGCTTCTCCAGATGATGTTTGGGCTTACGATGACGTTGACGCGGATTCCCCTGAGATTTTGTCCGTCGTCGGTGATGACGTTGACTACCATAGTGCCGAGGCGTTCGAGTTGGCTTGCGAGTTCACCAGTTAGCATTTCGGTCCTTTCGCTTGGTGTCTTCCTAGTATATCTTATCAGAGTCGAGGAGTCTAGTTTGGACATTCGAACTTCTTTTCGAGAGAAAAGTTGTTTCACTTTGTGTATTTACTTCCGGGCCGGGATCGGCTATACTCAGGGTTAGCACGATACGAGCTGAGGAGGTGGGTTGGATGGACTCTTGTCCAGTGGAGGCTGAAGGTGTGATGGCGCATTCGACCCGCTCCATTGCTCCTGGTGGTTGCGCGGTCGTGCTTACTGGCCGGGCGATGGGCAATATCCCCGGTCACCAGGTCCACCGCCGAATCCCCCTCAATGCTGGCGGTTGGCTGTGAGCGGCGGTTCCTGGCGTAGTACGCCCCTGCCCCCTGGGTGGGGGCGTCTGCGCATGACCATCCTGGTTCGTGACCATGGATGTCAGTGGGGACGGCTGCCTGGTGAGGAGTGGGGTTGTGGGCAGGACTCCATGGAAGTTGACCACATGGGGGACCCTGACGACCACCGTCCAGAGATGTTGCGCGGTCTATGTACATCACATCATGCCAGGCGTACTGCTGGACAGGTTGCGGCGCAGAATGTGGCGCGCAAGTCAATGCGCATGCTGCCTCGTGAGCCGCACCCAGGAGTTTTGCGCACAGAATGGGATGATGTGTTATGCCGCCGTTTGTGAAGATCCAGAAGAACCGGAAGCCCAAGGATGGCGAGAAGTCGTGCCCTGTCTGTTCGGGAACTGGCCGCGTGAATACGCATGTCTGCGCAACATGTCACGGGGCTGGCGCGGTACCTGAAGCGTGGAAGTCTGGGGACGGGCCGGTCAAGGCGACGCAGGATGACTCTTCTGACAACAGCTACATGGAGGGCGGCTCCGGTGGCAAGACAAGTGGAGGGTAGTGATGCAGTTTAATCACGTGGCTACGGTCGCGGGGGCTGGTCCTGGTGTTAATGCCGGGGCCGGCAAGACGTTCAAGCACCTTGGGATGAGGGTCTCTGGCAACGCACCTGACTGTGTCGTGAACCTGGAGACGAGTCCTGACGGTGCCACATGGACCGTGGCTGACGCGGTCACTGGCGGAAATCGCTGGGCGGCAGCTGGCCTTCATGCCGCTGCGCAGTATGTCCGGTCCAACGTCATCAACCTCGGTGCTCCATTGACCGGTCGTTCAGACACCGGGTGTGGGACCAATACCACCACAACGGTTACCGATCCGGCGGCCGTTGCGGCAGACGCCGGCAAGTCCATTAGTGGACCAGGCATTCCGGCCGCAGCCACAATCGTCTCCGTGACGCCGGGGGTTGGTTATGTCATCTCGGCAGCGGCAACCGCTACCGCTTCAGCGCTGACGTTCGTGGTTGGCGCCGGGGCACTCCCTGTCTCGACAACACTCACATACACAAACTAGGCGGCGAATCATGGCCCCTCAGTATTACACCGGGACGGTTGCGGTGCCTGCTAGTGGCGCCGCAGTACCGGTGTGTCGTGTGGGGCCTGGTGGTTGTCTTGTCATAGATACTACCGGCGGTGGTGGTTCAACATTTGTGGGTGGTCCCGATGTCACGCCCGCTACGGGGATGCCAATAACGACCGGTGCTACTGCTCCGACGTTCATCCCGGGAATTGTGCCGGTTTCCTCGCCGCCATATCCACCAGCCCCGGAAGATCCTGCTCCGACACTTTATGCCTGTTCTGCGCAAGCGGACACAGTCATGTGGCTCTCTAGCCTGCCGAAGACATGGCCATGATTGGATTGGGTGAGATTTTATGGCGGCAAGGAAGCGCCCCGAAGACCGTACTGGCGCAGGATCTGGCATTGCCGATGATCCGCGCTTTGTTGCGATTGCGAAGGGAACCTCCCGGCGGGCCGGCATACCCATACCGGAGGCGAACCCTTCGTGGCACCCGACAGCACAATCGTGGTTCCGCAGTCTAGCGCTTAGTGGGCAGTCTGACTTCTATGAGGCGTCCGACTGGGCCACGGCGGTGTTCTGTGCGCAGATCTATGACATGTTCCTACGTACATACAAGGCAACCCTACTGCCGTCATTCGTGCGGCTTTCGGAGCGCCTTGGCGTCACGGTCATTGACCGGAAGCGCAATCGCATCGAGCTGGATGAGCCTGATGCTGGGGATGCTGATGAGGAAGCTGCCGATGATGCCGTCATCGCGTGGCATGGACGCCTCGGAGTTGTGAGGAATTCCAATGGTTGACTTCAATCCTGGTGAGCTGCGCGGTTACCATGGGCGGTGGGGATTCGGCGGCGTCCGGCACGGGCACCTGCGGCACCTGAAGTCGGGCAAGGTTGTCCGGGATGCTATACATCCTGTTAGCGCGGCCGAAGTCAAGAATGCCAAGCATGATGTGGCGGTCGAACAGCATCAGGCCATGCGCGAGACACATGCCAAGCGGTCTGGCGTCAAG